CTCTAATCCTTTTTCCGCTATATAAACATCCGCTCCATATTTAACTGTTTCTTCTGTCTTTTGTTTGAATAATGCCGAATCTGCTGATTTATCTGATAAGTGAATTAGAACGACATTTCGCAATGCCGGATTATCGTTAGTAGAAATAAAGTCAAGTGCCGTTGGTAAGCTCATATGACCTCTTAATCTGTGTTCGTAATTTGGCTCTTCTCGGTTCACAAACTGCATATCATAGTTGGCTTCCACCATGATGTGATTAACACCATTAAATCTCCATCTGACGTATTCCGTGTCTGTTGCACACACAAGGCTTCCCATCTCTGGATGCGTAATGTAAAACCCAACGCACGGGCACTCTGAACCGTCTCCGTTGTTATGTAGCCATCTTCCAGATTTATCACGATTTTCAAATGCTCTTATGTCAAAATTTCCTTTTCTAAAACGCATTTCAGAATCTTTTATCGGCGGTCTGCATGGTTCAAAAACAGGAATGCCAGCTTGCACATATTGTAAGCTATAAAGACTATGGTCAGTATGGAAATGGGTAGTAATCACAGCCTTAATTTTCATCACATTGAAATCCAGTGCTTTCTTGACTTCCATGAATGGCAACCCAGCTTCGATTATCAAAGCTTCCTTGTCATTCTCCAGCATGTAGCAATTACCGGACGAGCCGGAACCTAAAACTTTAAGCTTTATTTTCAATCACTCCCTTCGCTTTCTCGATAATCTCATCATCAAAAGTCGCTAGAACTTTTCTGTAACTTTGCTTTTCAAATATTCCTCTCATTTTTCTTTCATTCGGATTATGACAAAAAACCTTGAAAAAATTATCAATATTGGATTGATGTTTGATTCGCTCAATCTCTGGAAGCCGTACCTCAAACTGTTCGTTACCAAAAACATCTACGCCCTGTTTGACAATGCAGTCCGTAATCTCGTAATCAATACGGTTCACAGCTTTTGGTTTTTCCAATATCCACATTTCCCTAGTAAATTCCGCATCCGGCACATATTTCTGAACTTCATCATTACTCATGACCTTGTCAGCTTTCAGATAGTAGCAATGGATGATTACCGGCAAGCCAAGCGATTTCATATTCCGTACCACTAACCCGGCTTGCGGTATTGCGTTCAAGGCTTCAATTATGCTTGGTGCTACGCATATCCGTTTAATCGTGTTGTTTTCGCCCTCGCACCGATGTTTTGGAACTCTTGGAATAAACTCATCCACTAAGTCAAATGAAACGTGAATCATAGGCTGCTCCAATTCTTCCTCTGCCGGGAACTGAAATACTTTCATGTAATTCTGGCTTGCATATTTTTGATATTCTTCTCTAAGCATTTCCATAGCTTTCTTTGCTTTCTCTTCGGTGGAATAATCTGCAACATCTACTGAATCATCATATCCACATATCTGCATTCTCACATAAACGCGCCCATTTATACATCCTTTATATACAGAAACCAAAGCGTTATCATACGGGAAATCCATTGTTCCGTCCTGTGATATAACTCTCATGGCAACCTCCTAATCTTTCATAAAGTCCGGTACGTTCTCGTCATTCTCAACGACTTCTCCGGCTACTTTCTCCGGCTCTGGTTCAACTACTTCGCTCCCGGTCTCAATAGCTTCGGATTCAGCTACAACAAATGGCTCTGAATTGGCATTTTCCGCAATTTCTTCCTGCGTCTGCTGATAAGTTTCATCCATCTGCATAAGAGACTGTTTTGCAATAGCATTAAGGTCTTTTGGATGCTTTTTGATTGCATTGTTACGCATCTTTCGGACAATCATGGATTCCGATGTATCAAGCCATGCGGCACTCATGTATGGTTTCGCAACTTCACATGCAAGCATATCTTCAATAGTCTTACAGTCTAAAAGTGCTTTCAGAATTTCATTTTTCTTTTCTGCGATAGCTTTCTTTTCTGCCTCCGTTGCATCATAACGTGTCTTTTTGCCACCTTTTACAAGTCCAAAAGTCTCATTCAGAAGATTATTTCGAACATGGGCGAAAAGATTTCCTTTTACGCTTTCACGCTCTGCGATCATGTACTCGATTTTTCCATCATTCATTTCAACAGGATAAACAACACGGATTACTTTCTGTGATAATCCTTTTTCTTCCCACTCCGGCGGTGTAACTTCAACACCTCTGTGCTTCGGATATGTAAATTCATCCCCTTCTTTCACAAGCCATACTGGATATACCTTTTTAACATCAACACCAAAGTTACGAAGAAGTGCATCGTTGCCGTCTCCCTCGATTCCCATTTCTACTTCCTTGTACCAGTTTCCATTTGCATCCTGTTTACTTCTCAACTGGAAATAGCACTCTCTTGGTACAGCATTGGCATTAAGTTGAAGGCTTGATACCTGTCCAATAACCTGTCTCAAATTAGAACCATTTAAGTTGCTCATAGCGGCTTTGTTGGATGTAACAAGATTGTAAATTGCACTCATAGATGCCATAGCACACTGCTTGGAATAATCGTCAAACACAAGTCCGTGTTCTGCGAAGTCACGCTCAATAAGTCCTGTGTACTGGTTCGCATAATAGGAAAGCTGTGTATTCATTTCCTGCTTTCCCTGTGCCGCAACTTCCTGTTTCTTTGTTTCTGCCATAATTATTTTTCCTCGCTTTCCATGATGATTTTTAATTTGTTTTCTGCTATTTCAAACTTTTCTTTTGCTGATTTAAGTTCCTTTTCTGCGGCTTCTCTAAACTTTTCCTTTGCATAATCGAAATTCGGCTTTGTAAGGGAAATATTTTCATAATAGCCAGTAATTTTCCCTTCGTCCTCTTTTCTAACAAGGCTCATGCAATTTGGAAAACCTCTTTTCTTATCAACTGGATAATATGTCTTTGGTTTTTCAATCACTTCCACTTCTGTGACGGAGATTCCGTCCGAATTAAGTCCATAAAAATAAAGTTTCACTGCTTTTCCTCGCTTTCCTCATATTTCTTCACAACCGCCACCTTATCAGCACCGTAGGTTTCCACCCATGCCATATCCACTGATTCATCTGTAACTGTCAGCTTTGCACCTTTGGCATTTACAACCGTATCACCGGCTTTTACGGAATCCTCGGTGCGGTATGTATAACTTCTGGTGCTGTTAGGAAATTTTGCTTTAATATAATGCATCATTAACCCTCCTTTTTCACATATCCATTTGACAAATTTTCAAGAATACGCAAAAGTCTTTCGTTTGTTCCTGAGACTTTTCTAAGTTTTTCTTCAAGGCAATATTTATTACTCATAAGTTCATCTACCTTTGTTCGCAAATCCGAGTTTTCAGCCTTCAATTTTTCAATATCATCCATGTACACGACCTCTCTTTCCTTTATTTCTCATATCTTTCTCGCAATACGGAAGAGAACAATGTCCGGCTCTTTCCCAGAACCCCTTACTTGCACTCTTCCAACGCTTGCACGACATACACCGTGCATCCGGCTGTGTGATGTTGTTGCTTGTCCCTACTCTTGACATTCTACACACCCTCCACTTTCAACTGTTTGTCCTCGGAAACGCTCAAAAGAATTAACTGCGCATCCATATCCGGCACATTGAACTCATTCAGCGATTCGGCGTTATCTACGAAAATCGGCACGCTCACACCGTATAACTCGCTAAGAGAACGGATAATATCAAGTCCGGCTACAATTCTATGACCGCTATTCAAAGTCGAATACGGCACTCCATTTACGGTGCACTCACAGCAATCTTTCATACCGCCATTTAACTGCATTTCAAAGAGTTTGAAATTAACTGTCTTGAAATGACTGTTGATTGATTCAGAAACCTTATCCAGTTTGAAACGAATGAACTCTTCCAAGAGATAAAGCATCTGTTCCTGATCGGCAACTTTCTGCCCGATTTCTTTCTGCTCGTCACGAAGCGTTTCGATACGATCATCAATCGCAACATTGTTAGCCGCCTGCGCAATAACATTGTTCACCTCGTCAAGCTGGCTCTGCAGATCGGCTTTCTCGGCTTTTAAATCAGTAACAACCTTGTCTGCGCCCTCGGATTCCAACTTGGCAATATCAGCAAGAATCTTGTCATGTTCTGCTTTCAGCTTCACATATTCCTCATTCTGCGAATAGTCAGCTTCTTCTGGGATCTCGGATAACAGTTTGCAAAGTTCCTCTTTATTTGCAAGAGTCCCCTGTTCCTGTTTCTTTAAGGAATCTATTTCCATTTGCAGATCAGCATTTTTCTTTGTCAGTTCCTCGATCAGATTTTTCTTCGCAAACCCATATGCCTTGATTTCTTCCAAGTTGGATTCTTTCTGGGTAATAAAGTCACTTTTTGAATCATTTAGTTTCCGCTTTGCATCTTCCTTGGCTTTTGTCTTTCTTTCTTCAAAATCAGTCTTCAACTGCTCGATCTTATCAGCCGGTAACTTCTGACCGCATAAGGAACAAACCGTTGTAGATTCATCAAATTTCCACTTGGATTCGTCAAAGAGATACGGGGTTTCATCAAATGCCTTGGCTTTCTCGGAATTATACTGTTCGCCCAGTTTCTTCCGCTCTGCATCCGCATCAGTGATAGCTTTTTCGTTATCAGAAATCTGTTTCTCTTTCAAAGAAATCGTAACCGCAAAATGTTCTAACTCATTTTTACAATCACGCAATTCAGCATCCATGATGCTTCTTTTGTTTGATAACTCGCGATTCATCGTCTGTTCCATGCCGGACATGTCAAACTGTAACTGCATTTCCTTACTTCTTAAACCGCCCAACGCGCTACCGGCATTCTCCATTTTCTTGTCACATTCAGCGATTCTTCTTGTCAGATCAGCTTTCGCAAGTTCCTGCTCTGCCACATCCACATCAATCTTGGATTTTTCTGCTTCATCAATACGCACCGGAATTTCAGCCTGTTTCTTCTTACACTCTGTAAGAGCTTTGGAAAACTTAGCACGGATATCATCTGTGGACGGTGCCTTCTCCAACTCGCCGAGTAATGGGGCATACTTAGCATCTGTCTGCGCCAGTTCAGCATCCGATACATCCGTTGCAAGGCGCATCAGAATATCGCGCTGATCTTTCCATTTCAGTGAAGAAAAATACTGTGGATTGGTCAGCATCTTAAACATTTCCTCACTCTGTGCCAGACCGGAAACATAATCCTTGAAATCAGCTTCACTCTTCGGATATCCGTCAATCTCAAATGAATTGACATTGCCTTGCAAAGTAACGGTGTCGGTTCCACGCTTCTTAACCCAATTCTGCTTCTGAACCTTTGAAAGTTCCACTTCTTTCCCATCAACGTCAATAACTCCCACAACCTTAATTTCCACGTTATCAATGCGGTGTCCGTCCTTATCCAATGGTCGAACATTGAACTTTTCCTCTCCGGCACTGTTCTTATTAAACAGAAGCCATGTAAACGCATCGAAGATAGTTGTCTTTCCTGCGGCGTTCTGCCCTTTAATTTTTGTCTTATCTGAAAAATCAACATCAAGATTTTTAATTCCTTTGAAATTCTCCAAATGGAGCGATTTTAAAATCATTTTCATTCTGCTTCACGCTCCTTTTTCTCTCTATATTTCTTAAATGCTGCATCCAGAGATGTTCTATCTTCAACATATCCGAGCGCAGTTTCAATCAGCTCTGAATTGATTGATGTTGACTTTGAACCAAACAGCTCAACATCTTTTCTGTGCTCGTTTGCTATCAGTCTGCAAGCTGTATGTAACTTTGTTCTGCTTGCGATCAAATCTGCATATTCCTCTGCCGGAATTGTAATCATATTCTCTGCCATATTATTTTCCCTCCAATACATCTATTTTGCTTACAGACACCTCGTAGGCTGTCCGCTGTTCCTCTGTTCCATCTTCATATTTCTTGATGTACCCACGACTCTGAATACGTCCAATACATTGCACATGAGTCCCAACCGGAAACGTAGATGCAAATCTCGCATTCCTACCCCAGCAGATACATGGGATATAATCTGATTTTCCGTAGGAGCGGTTGACTGCGATCAAAACATCTGCAACCTCACGTCCAAGCGGTGTTTTCCGGTAAACAACATCTTTGCAGATGAACCCATCAAGCATGATTTTATTTTCGTCCTCATACTCATCAGTGATTATTTCAATATCACGAACAAAAACAGACAATATTAAACGATTTTTGCTCTTTTCGTGCCGATTAAAAGAACGTAATTGACCGGAAACGTTTATCACAGTTCCAATGTATTCCTTACTCACGTCAAATAATCTTTCTGAAATTGTCAGTGGAATCACATCTGCAATATCGCTTTTTCTGTTCACATCAAGAAACAGGTTGTAAAACTGTTCTCCATATACCTCATGGCTATATTCCGGTTCTGAAACAATTTTCCCGGTAAGTAAAACATTATTGTTTTTCATTTTTTCATCCATATTTGATTTTCCTCTTTTCTCGTGCTAAAATAGGCGCAAATAGCTTATGCTATTGCTTGAACTGGAATCATTCTGCTTTGGTCGGTTGGGATGATTCCTTTTCTTTTTCTTTGCTGTAATCTGTGTCAAATGTGATATAGGTAATACCGTCATCGTCATCAGACTCACTTCTGTAATCGTAATCTACGATCTCTTCTGTATACTCCTGCCACTCCCCATCTATTTTTGTTCCTATATAAATAAGAAGCAATCCAATCAATACAGGTATGGCAGTAACCGGATACTCCGTTGCGTCAATGCAGATGCAAAACAGAAAAACAACGGTGCCGATCATTTCAATTATCTTTGCTAACTTTTTCATTCTTTTCCGACTCCGTATCTGATTGCCATTTCTTTTACAATGGCTGTATATCCCTCAATCAGTTTCTTATCCTCTGCAATAATATCCACGTAGGATAATTTGTCTCTTGCTGATTTACAGATGCCCTCGTCAGCCATTCTTCTGCGCTTATTGGTTAAGCGCTGTTTCAGATTTACACCCATTCGCTTTGACAACAGTTCGTAGCTTTCGGCTCTTACTTGGCTGTATGCCTGTCCGCCACCAAGTTCCATGCTGATTTTTCTTAAAATATTTCCAGTATCATCACGCCATGATGTTGTATCAAGTGCAACCACTTCCCGAATACTCTCAACTCTCTGTTCCACATGGTTCAGTTGTTCCGCCTGCCGTTTCTGTTCTAACTGCTGTTCTGCTACAGAATTGAAAATCTTCTGGAACATCTGCAACTCCGGTGATAATTGGTTGAGGTCAATTACCTTCTGTTTCATGCGCTCTTCCAAATGCGTAAAATACTCACGCGCTTCTTCTGCTTTCTCTCCGTTTCCTTTCATGGAAAGTTTCTTTGCGAAATGTGCTGTGAGTTTGTAATCATCAGCAAAATTTCCTCTGCTACTTTCATTCGCCATTGATGGCGAGTAAAAATAATCCTCATTTTCAGTAGCAAATTCATTGTCTACAATATTCGCTTTCGCCCATCTAGAATAATGGCTTTTATCCATTTCCAAGAACTCATACAACTTCTTTGCGGTGGTCATTCCATTTTCATCGACACCAAGTGCAATCTCAATCGGCGTCTGCATTTTTGCTTGTTTTAACTCTTCCGTTTCCTCCAACTCCTTTCCGTGTTATAATTCCCTTATCATCAAATAAGGGAGGTGCTACAATGATTGAAAAGACAATTCATGACTTAGCTGTCACATATGCCAGTTCAAAACTTTCAGAATATGAAATTGACAAACGCGAAGCTCCACTTTGCGGAAATACAGAAATGTCATCCGAAGAAGTTCTGTATTTAAAAGCGGCATACGATTTTGCTGTCAAAAATCTTTCGGAGTAGGTTCGTACCTTTCTCCAACCATTGCATGAGAAACAGCTTCTTTTATCACTTCATGCTGTTTCTCCTCTGAAACGGACTGCTCAATGCGTTTTAGTGTACCGTCAATACTCTTTAACGTGTTGAGCATTTCTTTTAAAATTCTCACTGCATTTCTCCTTTCCAGTAACTCTTTAAGTTACTTTCTTTGCAAAAAAAATATCCATTGGATTTTGGATGTGAAGATTATCAATCATAACCTGAATTTCGTCACTTCCAAAAACGCCCTTACTCATTCTCATATAAAATGTTTTTGGCGTAACTCCAATCATTTCCGCAACATCAGCCTGTGTTTTGCCATTTTCAGCAATAACGCCGCGAAGTTTGTTTGTATCAACCATCTTACTACTCCTTTCTAACTTCGTAACTTTTGAAGTTACTTTCATTATATTCCATTTTGGTAACTTGTCAAGTTATTTTTTTCTTGACGAGTAACTTTTTTGTGCTATAATAAAGTTACCAATAGGAAAGGAGGGAAACTCAAATGACAATCGGAGATAGGATAAAAAAGCAGAGAGAGCTTTTAGGTATTTCACAAGTAGAGCTTGCAGAGAAAATAAAAGTTTCAAAGCAAACACTATATAAATATGAAAACAACATTATTACTAATATTCCAAGTGATAAAATAGAAATTATTGGGAAAGTTCTTGAAGTTTCTCCATCTTATTTAATGGGTTGGGAAGATAATTTAGAAAACGCACCAGATATTCTTCCAGACCTTATGTCGGATAATGAATTGCTAGATAATTTGAAAATGCTAATGGAACTTAGCAAAGAACATCGACAGACTATATTTGACAATATAACCTATTGGCATGAAAAAGAGGGGCACTAAATGCCCCACTTTTTTTTGAATGAAAGTATTGTGTTATATAAAAATTTCAAAAATCGCTCGTTGTCGCACTTAACGACCATTTCAGTTATTTTTTCCTTGTAAAACGCTGTTTCCTCATTGCACTCGTTTTCCCCCATATTGATTTCCTCCAATCATTCCGCACTTCTGATAGCGATACACAAATTATAGAACTTATGTTCGATACCGTCAACCCCATTTGACAAATTGCTACAAATTACAAACTCGTTTGTAGTTGAGGGACAAGAAAACGCCTTATCCCGCCCCTCAGCCAGAACTTGAAGTGCCCTTATCGGACAATTTTATTTTACAAATTTTCCCGCAAACATTCAATTTCTTTCGGTCGCAAGTTTCGACAGGTAAATTTCTTATTGTCACATAATGTCGATTGATTAGTTTAAATTTTGTTAAAAAATTAATTACTGGTTGAAAATTATGCATCTGCCAGTTATCTGTGATGAATTTTAAGTGCATAATTTTCCTTTCTGCCCGTAGGCTTGTTATTTAAAAGAGCCGACTACACAACACGCGGTCATGTAATCGGCTCTTAGACTCTTGATTTTATTATATTTCTACACAAGTTTTCTTTTGTGCCAAGTTGTCCGCTTTATTCGTAAAACAGCAGTTTAAAGAAGTTAATGTTAGAGAGTTTTATTATACAATTAGTTGTAGGAAAAGGCACATATGGATGGTATGCAACTAATGCGATATATATCGGTGATTTCAGATCGCTTAATATAACACATTTAGGCGTGTTTGGAGCAGCTATCTTACTTGATTCATATTATAATAATCCTACTTATGATAATAACGGTATCACTGTTAATGGTAACAATGGGCTTATCTTTGTAAAATTCTCTGATTATAAAATTGTAGAATTAATACCGACTGGCACAACAATTTATATTCAAGGAACTGTATCACGCTAAAATAACAACAATTTGAGCTCTAATACGTGAAATAACACACGTTTTATCTCCATATACCTTAATTACATTATTTTCTTTATCAACAATTATTTGAAGTAACTGATCATCGGCAAAATGAGTAATAATTGGCGTCACGTCATTTAATGTAAATAATCCAGAAATATTCAGAATTTCAGTGTAATTATATGCTGTCATCGGTATTTTTGTCACATCTATTGATATAATTGCGAGCTTGAGCAGTTTACTGATATATAAATTTGAGTAATTTTCTTTTACATTAATACTTTTATTACTTAAGCCGATTGCGGTAAAACTTATATTCCCTAAACTGCTGCTTAACGATGATATTGCCCCGGTACAAGTACCATTCCCAATCTTAGAAATGTCTGTCGTTCCAAGCATTTTATAGAGATACCGCACATTCTTGAACATCTGTGACACCTTCGCAAAAATTGAAGAGTGTTTTTCACCGCTTGATAATTTTGATACAGTCGTCCACGCTGACGCTAATCCGTCTGCCGCATCACTGCTCGTAAATGATACGATATTGTTCGCTGTATCTCCACCTGTCGCTACTGCCCCAATGTTTGCTGGAGTGAGATTGACATTTCCTCGCCGATAGGATGCTTCTTTTGCGCCCTTAACCCCCGTCACAGGAGTACCGGCAAGCACGTCCCATTTTTCATCTGATGTTTTATAGATGTTTGCTCCGGCAGGAATTACATTCCCGGCTCCCTCTTTGAAATCATCCGTGGTGGTAAATTCGTCTGAAATATTGAACATCCACCCTGTGCTAACATCCGCAAGTGCCGGAAGATCTGCAAATGCAACTGTTCCGTGTGGCTGCAATCCACCTTTAAGTCCTTCTGATATGTCTTTTGCCTGCTGATAGTAATACTTGGCATTGTCAGAATCCTCGCCCTCTCTGCTTCCTGTACCACCAACAGCATAACTCTGTGCCTTGGTTGCACTTTCTTCTGCAGATTCCGCTTTACCGATGATCTCCGCAGCCTTTTGAGTTGCAATATCTGCTTTTTCGGCTGCTGTATCAGCTGACTGACTGGCAGATGATGCTTTCTCCGTGGCTGTGGCAGATGATTCACTGGCGGATGTCTCACTGGCTTTTGCGTTAGTCTCGGATATTGCTGCCGCCGTGGCTGACTTCGCCGCTGCTGTCTCTGACGCTTTGGCATTGGTTTCGGATGTTTTTGCCGCTGTTTCACTGGCTTTTGCGGCATCCTCACTTGCTTTGGCATTTATTTCAGACATTGCAGCATTTTTCATACTGGACTCCGCTTTTGCCACTTCCACTTTGATTTTCGCAAGATAGTTAGGCTCTAAATGCTTTTCCTCAATGCTTCCCTCTTTGACGATGGCAGACACTTTTCCATCCTTATCAATATAAAAAGCTACCGTATCAGAATCAAGGAACTCATACTGTGTAATCAGTGCCGACAGGTCTATGTACTGTTTCGTGCCATCAATCAGAGTCAGGATAATCTGCTGTGTGGTCGTGTTATAAACGAAGTTGATTGCGATTTTCTCCATCTGTGTATCAATCGTAATCTTAGAACCGTTCTTTTTTGTGATCGTAATGATTCCGGTCGATTCCTCAAAGGTCACGTCTGCAACAAGGGTAGCCACTTCTGTTTTCGTGGCTTTTGTGGTATCGAGAGTAATTACACGATCATCAATAACGCCAATAGCTGCGTCCATTTTATTGAGGTTTCTTTCATTAAGCGGTGTTTCATCACTCGGGTAATTCTCCCAATTAATATCAATATGCGCTTTATTCATGGTCCTCACTCTCCCTTTCCTTTGCAAGCTTCATTTGTTCCCGCTCTACTGTAACCTGCCTGTTTGCCTCTTCCTTGATCTGCTGCAGAATATCCTTAAACACCAGGTACTTAGCTTCGATTGGAACATCCTCGCACAAATTTACATAATTGATAATGTCGTTTTCAAATTCCCGGATTTTTGCATTTATCATAGATTTTCCACCTTTTCCTTTAACTGTTCTATCTCTTCATGCTGCAACTGCACTGTGGCAACCAGATCAGCGATCAGCTCTGTATAATTCAGTCCGTAATACTTTTCTCCGTTACCGTTTGAGAAAATTTGAGGGCAAATATTCCATCCTTCTTCCACACTTTCCAAAACATCCTGTGCTATAAAGCCATGATGAAATCCATCCTTTTCGAAATTATAACGATACGATTTTGCTCTTAAAGAATAAATAAACTCAGATGATTGCTTTTTGCTTAAATCTAAAATTGTGTTTTTTATTCTTTTGTCAGATCCATTAATTACTCCACCTCTGAATCCACCTACTCCGGTATCTCCGTCTAAATGGATCATCATGTGGTCATTATCGTTTGCGCCTTTATGCAATGAAACCTGATTATATTGAACCGTACATTTATGAACAGGACTTTCAAGCGTCCCTTCCACTGTTCGAAATCCATCCGTTCCCATCTGTACAAGTGTTCCACTGCGTTTAAATTCAATAAGGTTTTCTACAGACTCTTCCGCTTGAATATGCATATATCCCCCGGTCATTTCCATAGAACCTTTTAATTCAAGCAGTTTTGCTTTAATTTTGATACCCTCGGCTGACTGGTTGATTTCTGAAATGACGCTGTCTTTTGATACTTTCAAGCTGATCTGCTTTGATGACTGCGTAATCGTACTGGACGCACTCGATGAAAGCTGCTTAAATTTCTTTATCAGAGTCCATTTGTATTTTCCACTGCTTATTCCACCATCTGGTTCGCAACCATAAAACTTTCCAGTATTCTGATCCAAAAAACTGTGTCCAGAATAATACGAAGATGCAGGGTATGTATCTTGTGGATTCCCGAAACCACAATGTGTAACGTCATAATCTTCGGTATCCCATACTGTTAAAGAAGCACTGACTTCTGACCGTATCTTAGTTGAGGTCACCTCTATCTTTCCGGACAAATCGCCCTCTGCTTTGCTTGCTCTCGTAACTTCCGCTGTAATCTTGTCCTCATTAATTTTAATAGCTGCTGCAAGTTCAACTTCCTGCCCCTGTGCTCTTTTTACTTCTGCTGTAATATTATTTGCGTTTTGAGTAATCCGTGATGATAGACCATCGGCTGTGTTTTTCACTTCCGTCCGGATTTCAGTCGCAGTCTGCGTTATCTGCGATATTAATTTCCGCTCTTTAACCTCGATCGTGCTCTGTGTCTTTTCAATCGTCCGCTCTAATACATTGCTTTTTCCCTTAAGCTGCAAAATACTTCTCTGTATTCCATTCGCTTTACTCGTTCGGTACTCTTCCCCATCCGCTTCCAAATCATCACGCAAAGCCTGTATGCCTTTCAGAGTTCTTTTCAGAATATAGGACTCGATCAGTTCATATCTGGTCGGCAGCCGCACTGCATCCCCAACTTCCAGACACGGATTTCCTTTGCAGTCCGCCGTAAACGGGCGGTAAATAATCCCTCTGATCTTAGAGAGAATATTTTTTGCAATTCCTTTCAGCTCTTTTGAACCTTTACCATAGACAAGAAAATTATCCTCGATCACATAGGCATTGTCTCCGGTGCCTACGATCACGCCAATATCATTCTTCTGTTCTCTGATCTGAAGTTTATTAATGGTTTTGACAAGATAATCTTCATAGGTGGCGGTAACATAGAATCCTTTTCCTATCTGTGTACTTTTCGGATTGCGCGGAAACAGATCATCTGCCGGATAAAGGTCATTTCTCGGATATAATCCCTGTATTTCCTGTTCCAGATAAATATAATGGAACGTTCCATCACGCCCCATGTGCCCCATACAGCCGTTAATCTCACAGATGCAGGACAACACTTCCTTGCCGCTCATAGATTCGCCTATGGTGCTCGATTCCTCTGTATCAGAACTTGTCTCACTGGATGCCGTGACCGCCACGGTTTTCTCGATTGACATATTGTCATTAATGAGTGTGATGTCCGCCTGTTCGATTCCGAAATGCTTGAAAAAACTATTGCGGAACTGCTTCATAGTGACCGGATCATAAACTGTAACTGTCGTGATTGTGCCATCTTCATCTGTTTTCTGTTCCTCGTGCGACGGAAATACAGTGTTGTACCATGCTGCCACATCGGCTGTTAAAACATCATACAACGCGTCATAGGCGATAACTTCACGGCATGTTCTATCTGCCGTAGGTGTGTCAGAATCAACCTTGTATCTCCCGAACTGAAACGCCGCATCCGTGTGACCATCAAGTGACATTCTTACTGTCAGCCATTTGCCTTTCATTGGTAGAAATGTGTTTGAGACGGTAAATTTAATCATGGCAGCTTCACACGAACCAAACGTCAATTCCTGTTCCGAACACAAACTTTCGGTCAATTCGAATTTTTCTTGGTGTAGCTCTGTATTTGTGATATTAATTTTTCCGTCATCAGATACGATGGATAACTGCTTATCGACCGTATCTTTTTTGAACAAGTCGCCATATTTATAATTAACCACCGTACACACCCCCTATGAACGCAAACCGGATAGAATTGTAACGAACTATTCCACCATATGTTCCATATATTGTTGGTTGAATATCAGCCATATAGCCATATTGTGTTACATAATCGTCATATTCCGGTATGTATGCCGTGATATAACATGCTCTCCCTGTCGCATTTGTGAACTGGCTTCTAATATTGTTTAAAACCTCATTGAAAGTCTTATTTGTCAGCATAGCTGGGGTTTCAAATTCGACCTTTAACGCCTTTAACTCCACGGCATTTCTATGCAGATAGCCGTTGGCGTCTGTATAATCGTCTAAATCCTGCATGTTAACATATGGACTATATGATTCCGCTTTCATGAAAGACATTGGCACTATGTAATTGCCAATCCTTAAAAGCCATCCGCTGTATGCCATATTTCCACCACCTAACTGTTTGGGTTTGCGGCTGTCTCAAATGACAGTCGGTAAAATTTGTACAAAATAGCACCTACCACCAATTTGATAGATGCCACTTCTTTTTCTTGATCTATTTTGTAATTACTTCGATATTGGGTGATTTAATCACAATTTTCTCCGGTGTGTGAATTACTTCCGTGTTCCCATACGTAATCCTAATCTCTAATTTGTTCATAAAATTTCTCCTAAATTTCATACTCCGGGTATGCTGCTTCCCAAACATCCCTATGGTAGGTATTTACCTCTCCATAATTTGCATCAAAAATCTTTTTCACGCCATATCCAAGTTCAATGCTCTTTTCTTTGAGTTTTCGCCAATTAAATGTTTTCCAGTCCACACCGTTCATTGCTGCAACACGCTTAATAGAATACCAGTCTTTGCTATAGTCAAGTTCCTGCTGCAGCTTTTCATTCTCCTGTTCTGCAATCTGCCTGCGCTCTACCTCGTCTGCATATGCTCGAAGTGCCGATGGAAAATCTTTCGGGACCTGTCCCCTCTCCATCTCGTTAAAACGCTTTACATATTTTGCTGTGAATAAGATACCTTTTTCTCCTGTAAACTTATTAGCAAGAAAATCACAACCAATCTTGGTAACTTCATAACACGGCATCTTCTTGTTTTGCCCTGTCAAATACGTTGATTTGATGAAATAATCGGTAACGGGAATTTCCCCTTTACCTAATGTTGGTATAATTCCTGCCTGTTTAGTGCTTCCGTCTGGATTTGTTGTCCCTTCCAATTTTTTTAAAATCTCATAGTGCGGAACTTCCATCATTTCGGCAATTTCAACTGTCGTTATCGTGTTTGCATTGTTTTCAAATCCGATTTCATCTTTAGTTATAAGAGCTGTGTATGCCATATTTTCTATCTCCTAAATTTCCGAGCCTTACATTTCGCAAGGCTCAACCTTTAAATTCACGTGCGTTAGGAACATACCCTAACAGGAGTCGCACGCTATATATTTAGTAAGATTGTAATTTCCCGTGACGAAATACTGGAATAGCACCAAATTTTCGGGGCTAAGCGGACAGGTAAGTTATATCTGCAAATTGTTCTATTCTATTTTTACAATCCCTATAAATATCCTTGTAGTGCATACCCATTGACATATCAATTCTAATAGTCTGCAAAATAATGCTTTCTACAAGGGTTAAATTATTGAGATCTGAAACTGTGATATTGTCGCGATTTCCACCAATTACTGATTTTGCCAACTTGGTATATGTCACATACAGTTTATCTGAATGCGTACTTCCTTGTTCTTTGGCATAGTCTACAAGGAGTTTAATCACATCAGTTTCTTTCAGCCGATTTTCTTTATTAGCGATTCTTGTTTCGCCCCATAGTTTCGATTGCTTTTCAAGAATAAATCTGCGCATTGCATAAAACTGTCGAACCAACTCTTTCTTAAACTTCACAACTATTTTTGAATTTCTCAAAAGAGTTATAACAAATGTTGCTTGTTCCTCATTCAAATAATAAACTCTTTCCGGCTGTCCCCTTTTCCCCGATTTTAAATCGGAGAAATCAATATTGCCAAAGTCTAAAATATCTTTCTCGTATTTTCTGATAATAGCAACAACAGATTCATGTTGGTTATTTGTTCCATCTGCAATCACTTTGCTGTTTGTAAAAACATCGTTTCCTTTGAGTTCCACCAATTCATACATCCTCTTTTCCACCTTTCTTTCGCTACTGTCATTTGACAGGCAGGTTTAAATTTCATTTTTTTATTTTTCTTATGCAGTTTGAAATAAATAAAAAAACCACCAAAGACTGAATTTCTTCAATCTCTGGCGGTCACGAATCCGCACCTATTCCTCATAGGCTTGCAGGACGTCCTAAATTCTTTAGGTCTTGCCTGCGTGATTTTTAATTATTTTGTATTCTATACCATATGCCAAAATCTGTCAATCAAATTCCAACCTCTGCTGCATATTGGCATCGTCAATCTGTTCCTGCAAAAAATACGGCGTCTGATAGGCATTTATCACTTCCACTGCCTTGTCGCACTGGTTACGCTTGATGCTCTTGTAAGACCGAACCCCAAAGTTGTATTTCAGATTAGCATACAGATTGTTGTAAACCTTTTGGCGCAATCCACGGTTGCTGTATGCGCTTGACTGTTTGCCGCCCATGATTGAAACGCCTTTCTTTCTGACAGCTTCCGTAATGCGGTCGGCTTCCACCGGAAGTATCGGTAAGTCCATCTTAAGACTTTCCAAATCCGCCTTGATTTCGTCGACCTCTGCTTTAAGCTCCGTGTGCCCCTGTGCAAGCAATGCAATCTTCCCGTCCGTGGTCTGAGGCATCATATATGTACCAGTCTTTCTGATGCTCGGTAAAACTTCATCAAATATCCATTTTTCCAATTTGTCAGCTTTATCTTTTATTTCTTTACTGTTACCCTGTTGACCAGCTTTAATAATCAATCGGTAAATATCTCCTTCCGGAATAAGAGGTTCTGCATATCCACCATTATTTTTAAAGCTATCCTCGACCAGGACACCCTTGCAATTATCCGAAACCGCCTTTCTTGGTCTTTTATACATAAGCATCGAAGCTATATCTACTCCAAAAAAGTATTCTTTTCCGTTTACTATAACCGTTCTCAAATCCCCTAAAATAGGATTGTTAAAAATCTGAATATTGTTCATCAGCAAATCCCCCATTTCTTTTTGAATGAAAGTATCGTGTTTAGAATGAACCGGAGAAACTTTTCGTCCTGTATGCTCTGGATTTCTGTAATCAGTTGTTCTTTCATCTTGCACCGCCTTTCTTGTCGGATGCAAGGTTACTTGTAAAAATCCACACACATCTTAAAAAGTGTTCGCTGAGTACATTCAGATTTTTGGTAATTTCTTCAATATACATTTGTCTCATAATAATCTACCTTTCTTTCAAAAAATGTTTGATTTCTCCGAAAGAAACTGATATGATAAATTTATCAATTCCTTTCGGATTGGTGTCAGAGTAGTCAATTACCGCCAAGTAATGTTTGACTACTCTTTTTTGTTGTTTTTAATTTCTTTTTCCACTAAACCTATGCCTTTCATAATGGTATCAGTTCTTGTCAATTCCAATTCATCAGCGCATTTTTGAATACGATTAGCTTCATCTTTTGTTATTCTGATGTTGAGATTAACATTCCTTGGGTTTTCTTTGTGTGGTCTTCCTGCCGGACTAATAACAATCACTCCTTTCAATTATTGCCCTTGCAATATTTATGTTTTTATAATATATGCCCTTGCAATAATTGTCAATACCTTTTCAAATATTTTTCAAAAAAAGAAGCGCATCACTGCGCTCCCTCTTATATACCCACTTTCCCCAGCCTTTCCCAATCTGCATCCCTAGTACATTCATCCTTTTTCTTCAATAAGTTTTCGTTCTCTTTTTCCAGTTTTTCTATTTTTATTTCCAATTTCTTTTTCTCTTTTTTCAATGCAATATTCTCTTTTTCCAAATCGTCCGCACGAATAAGCGCGTTTGACTCCCGATTAAAAAGATCAGTATTGTGCGCCTTTAATGCATCTTTTTCTTTATTTAACTCTCTTATTTCCCATTTGTAATTCTTTTTATCTTGCGTCATCTTAATTTTCAATTCTTCTATCGTTTGATGTGCTTTATTCAACTTCTTTTTGCACTCATTTAGTTCTGATTCAGACTCCCTATTCTCCATCGTAATTCTCCACATATTAAATCCAAATTTATATGAAAGTGTAGCCACAATCATTACATATAATTTTATTTATTTCATATGTTTGATCTTTTCTCAAAATCTTTTCCTTTTTATTTACTAAAGTAAACGGTTTAAATGGATTTAGATTTGCAGTGTATCTTGTCTTTGTTTTGCCTGGTACAAATTTCTGCTCCGTATAATGAGAACAATTTTCGCTCCCACATCTTGGACAGTAAACCTCTTTTTTTTCTCCGAATAAAGTATATTTATATATACCATTAAATCCCGTGTTTTGAGATCTTTCAACAGAATTTCTTAAGAATAATTTTCCAACACCTGTAATCTCTGGCTCTTTTGGGCGTTCCCACCCTCTATCATTTTCGTTTTCTTGTTCGTATGATTTATAAAATTCACTTTTCCCAGCAGACATTTCATTGTTTTCGTGTTGTTTCAACGGAAAACCGCAATTGATACACATTTCTGCTTTGTCTGAAATTTCTTTTCCACATTCAGGACATTTAATCAACGCCATGTGTTACCCTCCCACCACTTGTAATAAAATAATTCTACCACAAGTGGCGGTTTTTGTCACTACTGTGTATTAGAACTTTATCCCCAAACAGGATCAAATGCTGAACTGTCTCCGTATCTTCGTTTTGCCTCGCCCTTGTAAACTGTTCTGGCGGCATTGAATAATCATTATCGCTTAATATCCCACTTGTTCAGCCGCATATTGTGCTTCTTCATCGGTAAATTTTACATATTTTAATTGGTCTATAAGTCCCTGCTTTGAAAATGATGTCAAATCTAAATAACTCTTTGCTTTTTTCACAGCTTCTTTTTTCCAGTCAGCACCGCAATTATCTGCCGCGTACACTGCTTCTTCATGTGTATACTGTTCGTATTCTAACTGTTCAATCATCCCTTGATATGAAAAACCTGCTAAATCAAGATATCTCTTTGCTTGTTTCAAGGCATTTTGCTGCCCAAGCGTTATTTGTTCACTTTCTTGTATCTCTTCCGATGTATCAGTTGTTTCACCAATTCCATATTTCGAATATAGATTTTCTGTTTGTACAATCATTTCCGATGCTTTACCGCTAAATTCATCTGGAATCTTAAAATGGTCAATTTTTTCGTTTATTGTATCTTTTACAATTTTCCCATTTTCTACAATATAAGAATACTCTTCGTCTCCTATGTACCCTACATAAGAAACTGATAATCCAAGTTCTTGTGGACGCTTGCATATGCAATAGCAGTCAAAATACATAACATAAATATTATCATAATGACCATATGCACCTACGCAGTATTTATTCCCGTCTTCAAATATTCCAACAAAATTATTGTTTTTATCGTCATATTCAAAGTTAGCCCCCTCAACCCCGGCTTTTACTTCGTTTTGTTCTGTTTCTTTTGTTAAATTCTGATCTCTATCATTATTTTCTTCTTTGCTTTGATGCTCGCTATAATATTCTTCCGTTTTTTCGCTTTCAACGGTTGAATATTCGTTATCAAGATTTCCGCTACACCCTATAAGCACCACGGTAGCTATTGCCAAAAATACTATTCCCCACTTTTTCATGAACTCCCTCCCATTTGTAATATGTTATACAAACCATACCACAAACGAAAGAGAGTTGCAATTAAAATATAGGAACTGGGTTCCTCTGCCCTGCTTTCGCTTCTTCTCGCCATTTTTTTATAACATTCCTATATGCCTGATTCGAATCAAGAACCGCCGTAATATCTGCTTTTTCAAGTTTTGATACAATGACGTCTCCCAGTTTATCGTAATCAATAACACCGGACATTGCTATCTGCATTTCTTTTCCAATGGTACTTTCAATACTACCGGAATTGTATTTTATAGATGCGTTTACATTGTCAGTTATGCTTCTATTGTACTTATATGCAACTTCCGGCGCTGCTTTTAAACCTGTTAATCCAAAACTGTCCTTAATCCCCTCAGACCAGTTTTTGATCTCCTTAAATGTACTTTTAGATCCATCAGAAATACCATTATTAAATCCTTCTACCGTAAATCCTGCAAATTCTTTAAACACTCTTGATGGCGAATGTATGCCCATCAAATTTGTAAACCAAGAACCAATATTTGATACCCAGCTAGAAATAACTCCGTACGTGGTGTTCTGGTTTCCGGAAACTCCGCCATTGAATCCCTCTACAGTATATTTACCATAGTCAGAAAATACTGTGGATGGTGAATGTATTCCCATATTGGTTGTAAATGGCTGTTTAATGTTGTTCTCAAGATATGTGAGCATGGCATCATTTGTTGTGTTCGAATTTTCTGAAATACCATTATTATATCCATCTATCGTATTTTTCGCCCATCCTCTTCCCATATCAGAAAGCATGGCATCTTTCAAACTTCCTTTTTGCGTAATTGCTCCTGTTACTGTATCTACTGCGCTTTGCGATTGAGCAACACCACCATCCGCAAGTCCTTTGACAATTACCTTTCCGCCTTCTACTGCTACATTGTAACCTCTATCATTGTACCAAGTTGTTATTTCATTTTCTAATTCAGTTGTCATTGTTGGTATTGCTTCTTTTGTTCCTGCTACTCCTCCAATACCGAATTGCACCATTCCTTTTTCCCCAAGGTTATACATATCTTGGTCTGTCGTTCCATAGGAATCAATGATTGTTTGATATAGTTCTACTGCTTCTTTTCCGATTACCTGCTTACCATTGACAAATATTCCGCCAAGATCATCTATTGCTTTTGATGCGTTCAATGCAATTTGTCCAAAGTTAATCTTATCTACGGCATCAGACAATCTATTGTATTTTTGCGTATGCTGTTCAAGCATATCATTTGCAGTATTGTAAGATGTTGTAGCTTTTTCAACCTCATCTCTAAGCGTCTTTTGTGTTTCTGTTATTTTGGACTGTTCATCTTCTAAGAAAACCATTTTCTTTACAAGTTCATCATGTGCATCGCCTGCATTTTTTGCTTCTATGCCGTTTGCTTTTAAAGTGTCTGCATTTCGCTTCCACCAATCATTCCAGTCCTCTGTTGCACCTATATCCGAAATTATTTTATTGAGTTTATCTAACTCTGTTTTATTTTTTTTGTAGTTCTGCTCTGATACTTCCAACTCGACATTAGCTTCCGCAAGTGCCTTACTGTACTGCTCTACAACATCTTTGTATCCTGCAACTCTATAATATTCTTTCTGTGCTTCTATGGTCTTTAAAAGTTCTTCCTTTTGTACTGTATATTTTCCAGTAGTCATATCAATCTGTTTTGCTAATTCTGGACAAATATCAATAAGCTGTTGTGCTCTCGTTTTTAATGTTTCTTGATCTGCTGCTGTTAAGCTCGTCTTGTCTGCAAGTTCGAAATATGAATCTGCAAGCTGTTGAAGCTGATCTGCACTTGCTTCGGATTTAGATGTTAAATCCTTTGTAGTGCCAGCTAAATCTCTTAGATTTTGTGCGGCATCTTCCATTTTCTGGTTATTTGATCCTATTTCTTCCTCAAACTCCAAAAACTGATCTGCAATCTCTTTTTGCCAACTTTTATGGAAATTATATACAGCTAACCCTATTGCTGCGATCGCCGCTGCTATTGCTAAATAAGGATGCGCAACGACAGTAGCTGCAAAATTCAAAAGAGTATCTTTTATTGCCAAAATCTTTGTCTTAATATTGTCTAATGCTGATAACGTAATGGTTGATATTTTTATTGCTGCAATTACTCCAAGAATGGTTGCTTCTATTGGTGCGGCAGAAAATATACCAGACCATGTGCTTAGCCCAGCATTTATAGCTTTCCAAATTACCTGCGCAATTTTTCCACATATGCCAAGCCAATCTATATCAGACAGGAACTCTCCGATTTTCTTTCCAATCCTATACCAATTCACTCCATCAATAGCAGAAATCATTGCATCAAGCAAACCTTTCGCCCATGTATTCAATGTTCTTGCCAAAAGAGTAAACTTGAAAGTTTTGAAAAATTTATTAATCCCTGCTGCAATAGAATTTCCAAAATTCTTCCAGTTAAATCTCGTTCCAAAAGAATTTAAAAACTCCAATGCAGTATTCAATGCCCCTGCAATCGTTTTTCCTACATTTCCAAACAGTCTCGGATTGATAAGACCATTGAGAAAATCTGCCAAGCCTTTGCCGAAGTTTCTTGCCTTGGAATAAATCTTATCCCAGTTGATAGACTCCATAGCTTTTGATAAGGCATCACTGATGTATTTTCCAAGTTGTTTCAGATTTTTAATATCACTTTCGTAATTTTTGAAAATAGTATCTGTCTTGACGAGTTTACCGCCACTGGCACCGCCTGATGCGCCACCGCCGCCGGAACCGCCCGAACCTTTTTTGCCCGAACCATCATTTGTTGTAATCAGTTTCAATTCATCAAACTGACGGACACCCTTATTCATCTTGTCAATGTTCTTTGCCGCCTGTCCGGTATTGTCAGCAACATCGCCTGCGCTCTCTGCCGCATCTGAAAAACTATCTGCAAGACCTGCACCGGAATCCTCATATTTCCATCCGAAGATTGCGCCTAAAGCGTTTGTAACCTTTGTTACAAAGCTGATAACAACCAGTAAAACAGAATTGAGTGCTTTTACGAATGGTTTGAAAGCATTGATTAATGCTCCACCAATAACACTGCCAAGCTGTTCAAACGACTGTTTTAAAATTCTGATCTGGTTCGCCCACGAATCAGCCGTACGCGCAAAGTCTCCCTGCGCTGCCTGCGTATTGGCAAGCACATACTGATACCGGAGCATTGTCTTTTCAGCCTGTGACATAGACGCAATATCAGAATCTAATCCCTGTTTCATCGCCCACTCTTTAAGGGTTGCCTGTGTAAGATCAAGACCGTAATCTCTTAATGGACGTGTCTGTCCGGTAAATATTGCAGCTAAATCCTGCGACACAACATCCTGATCTATGTTATACAGAGATGCCATATCAGCAGTTAATTTTGTTAAATTCAAAGACACATCAGCCATGGAATCAGACAAACCAATATAGCCATCTGTCTGCTTATTCAAAAACTCATTGGCTTTCTTTATCAAACTGCTGTCAATTCCCATGGCTGTTCCCATTGCTTGGAATCGGCTTGCCGTCTGTTTCAATGTCAGTTCTGACATACCAAACTGACGTATAGAGTCCTGTGCAAACTCATTGACTTTTTTTGACATGTCACCAAAAGTAACATCAACAACGTTCTGAACCTCTGTTAATGCCGATGATATGTCGATTGCATTTTTTATTCCTCTGATCGCTCCGTACAGACCAAGATAAATCCCCATAGAGGATAAAATCTGTCTTGTGAATGACTTGAGTCCGATCAATGCTTTTCCTGTGGATGTCTTAAATCCAAGGAAAGAACCGGAAAGATTACTGATGCTGTTATTTAATCCAGTAATCGCACCGCCAGATCTGTTTGAAAGATTTCCAAGTGCCTGTGTCATTTGTAAAATATTTGCGCTTACATTTGGTGCTTTTGAGAGTGTCTCAAACAGATATTTAAGGTTGTCAGCAAGCAAAGGTATATTTGTTACCGCACGACCGCTTGCAACGCTTCCAAGCCTTGATATGGACGTTACAAGATTACTCATGTTTGTCATATCAAAATTCAATGCACCTATCTTGTTCATTTGACGTACAAAGTTTTGTAACTGTGCAGAAAGAGCCGGTAAATTCTTTGTCGCCTGTGTAGATGCCTTGCCACCGATTTTTGACAACGCAGACACCATGCTTATGAGTCCGCTTGTATCAACAGCCTTAACACTTGCTATTCCAGATGCAAGATCTCTCACAGCAGAAGATATTCCGTGGATAGAATTTGCATCAACACCAGAAAATTTATTGAGTGCCCGCACCATTGATGTGATTTCCGAAGATTTACCACCTTTGAATCCGGTAGCCGCATCGGAAATGCTTCTGATTCCGCTTGCAATATTTGAAAGTTTTGCAGTGTCAAACGATATGCTTTCCCGGAGCCTATTCATGCTGTTTACAAGGCTTTCTATGGAATTACTTGCTTTTGCAGAGTCAGCTTTGATTTTTATTTGTAATTCATCAATGTCTGCCATATATGCACCAACTTTCTATGCAAAATAAAAAGACGGTAGGCTGTGACACCTTACCGTCCTTGATCTACTCTTTTAATTTTTCTCTTGTAACCGGTCCGCATTTCTTATCTACTGTAATTCCGACTTTTTTCTGGAATGTTCCAATACCGGTCGCCGTATCATTTCCAAGAATACCGTCCACATTACTGTTTCCCTTTTTATCTTTTTCATCCAGGCATCCGTGATAAATAAGCTCCGTCTGAAGCCATCTCACATCATCCCCTCTCATGCAAGGGAATTTTTTCTTTAAAATCCTTGCAGGTTCCGGGTATGGGTTTAAATGATCTTTTACATTTTTTCTAGGGTTTCCGCTTGTCACAATCGCTGTATGACCTTTTGTTTTTGTGACAAGAACATCTCCATTGTAAAGAACCATTCCTGCCGCATAACCTCCAATGTCATCAAACATGCCACTAGAAAGAAGTACAGATTTTTCATTTGCTGTGGTGAAATTTCCAACATCTTTTCCAGTTGCATGAATAATGCATGCACGTACCGTTGTGCCGCAATCTGCTTCTGTTTTTACTTTTGAATTAATACCATATTTGACAATTCCAAGCCGGTGTCCCTGACAGTAGCCAATATTATCATTATTGCACGCTGTAATCATTGATTCTGCCAGTTTATCCGCCATATCTTTTGTTTTTGGTCTTAACACATACCATCCTTTTTTATGAACATAAAAGTTTTGCATACTTACTTCTGTTCCGGTCTGATCTCCCGGTCTCCCACCGGTCAATTTCCCATTTTCATCATGTCTTGCAGATCCAATTCTCATATTTATACCTCCAAGTTCTTTTCTGGTTTTGGGTGGCTCAACTCATAGTTTGACTGCATGACTTTAAGTTTTGCCACAAATAGCTCTCTCTGTTTCTTTATTTCTTCTTCCGTCATTTCTGAATCATCTTTCCCTTGTTGCTCATTGATTGGTTTTTTAATATACTTTGATTTTGCTTTTCGTCCGGCAAGGCAATGTTCTACTGCCACCGATACCGCAGACAATCCGTATGTTCCAAACCACATCCACATCTCATTGTCTCTTTGCTTTTTATCTAAGTTGTAAGCATCCGCATAAGGCTGTAAATCAGCCGGGCAGGACGTGTCTATGTCACGCACGGTAAATCCATACCCTTTTGTAACTAAAAGCCAGAATGGGCGGATTTCCGCACAATATGTTCCCCATGTAAGTTCTCTCTGTTCTTCTACTTTTTCCTCGGAGTTTTCTTCTCCGCTTCTTTCTGATCTGCTTTGAGCAGTTTTGATAAAAAACCGTTTTCAAGCAGCTCCGCTAAAAGTGCATTGTAAAGTACCTGAACATCTGCATCTTCTCCGTCAAAGTAATCATCCAGCATGGCATATACTTTTCCAAGCTGCTGTTCCTTTTCTCCCTCGTTTTCCGAATCATATCCAAACTCTTCTTTATGGAACTTCTGTGCTCCAACAAGAATTAACTCCGGCAGGAATAAAAGAATTTTATCAATTGCTTCAATATCTGTAATCTGGTCTAATTCTGCTACCTTTTTGATAATCCCGCTTTTGACGGTTGCCTCATATCCAAACTTGATCTGTAATTCTTTCTCGCCAAATTTTAATTTTGTCATTTTCTTTCCCTTTCTCCCTCTCATATAGGGAAATGGCAGTCCGAAGACCGCCCTGTTCTTTTAAATTGTTTCTTCAAGCTCTGGCTCGGTTGTCTGGTTATCGTCAGCCGATCCAACCGAACTATTCGACTGACGTGTTATTCCCCCGGTGTAAAAGCTACAGCGGTGTCCATGCCCTTGTATTCTTCAATGGTAAGATTCATTTCAACCGTCAAAAGTTCGTTCTGACCAATCTCCGGCTGTGGAATCTGCTCTGGCGGCTGAGCCACAACAAAAAACGCTTCGGTAAATCCCGGGATAATCGTTTCAAACCACATTCTTTTCCCGCCGGCAAGCGCCTTATACGCCGTGATAAGTGCTTCCCACTCTTCCTTTGTGGCATCCGTAAGGTTTACCGTGATAGGGAAAGAGCCACCGGTATCTGCGCGACCCTTTACATATCTGGTAATAGCATCTTCTAATGCAGATGCGTCAATCTGTTCCGGCTCAATGTTAATACCGCCGATTGCGTTAATTCTTGTAAGCTGTTTAAACGATGTAGGCTTTGTTCCGGCTGTCGCTTCTGTGCCATAGCCAAACGTAATTCCTAACGTAGACAATCCTGCTTCTGCCATTTTTACCTCTCTTTCTACCGCTAAATAATGCGGTTATCGGGCGCATCTTTTTGCACCCGGTGCATAAAAAATAGAGCCTTTCGGCTCTTTTACATCAATCTGTCGTTGGCTCCGATTATCCGCCGGAACCTTGCAACGCTTCTAAATTTTTTTTCACTGTCATTTTTAAACTCCGGCATTGCTGTAATTTGAAATCGCATCTGTTTAAAGGCATCAGCTAAAATAGCCATAATCCCTTTTGCATCGCTCTGCTTTGTGTTTGTAATGACGTCAACCTGTATTGTTTCCTGCACCGCATTTACGGATGTGCCCTCTAAATCTGCCCCACGTTCAAGCCCCGGCATCTCATGGATGTAAATAGTCGGGAAAACAGGGTCTTTATCAAGGTTCTTTTCAACCGTTGTAAATGCAGTGTCAAAATTCATGCTTTTGTATTTTTTCTTGAGTTTTGGTTTGGCTATCGTTGCAACATTGGAGAAAATGTTTGTTTCAAGATCATATACCCACTGGTTGTCTGCCATTATCCAAACACCTCCTTCGCTGTCTGTGTAACAATCTGCCGCAACTCATTCGCGGTCAGATACATGAATGGTCGGCTTGGCATTCCCTCTGTAAACCACCAATCGCCATTGTCGTCCTGATAAAACCATCCATATCTTCCATCTGAAATCTGATGTATAGTTTTTCCACTTGCGTACTGCCACGAAACACCCTCCGGCAGTTTCCCATGATAAGGACTTTGCTGTCCCACAATTCCGGTTCCAAACTCAACAAATGCGGCATGGTCTGTACCGGCTATTACCGCCCATATCCCGCCGCCCTTAGTGCTTCCTTCGTATTCCACGTGAACACTTGAAATCAGTTCCGATGTGAATATTGCGTCAAGGTCAGCAATTTGGACTCTGGCAATCTCTACGCCCTTTTCCGCGAGTTTTTCTGCCAATAGCTGACATTTATATGTTAAGCTGTTTTGATAGGCTCTAAGCTCTTGTATTGCATTCTGAATAGACTTTTCAGACAGGCTCATTGTGATTACTTTCTTCCCCATGCCGCACCTACTTCACATTTTTTTGCAATAAGAACAAATCAACCGTCAATCCCTCGTCTGCAACACCTTTTACGATGTAATCAGCCGAATTTTCGTCAACGATTGTATTCTCTTCATCTTTGTACCTTACATCTGACCGTTTCCATACCAAAGAACCGACGTTCAATGGAAGTTTCCCTTTGTCCTCGACAATTTGAACAAAGTTTGTGGAATTGTCAACGCCAAACTCTTTTATAAGTGCTTCACTCAACTTATTGCTGATTGAAGAATAAAAAACCACAGGCTTCTCATAACCTGTGGTATACTCTCCGGTTGTTTTCGGTATTTTGTTTCCATCTTTATCGAGGTAATAAATTACATTTCCATCAGAGTCGGTATATGACGAATATTCGATGTTTCCATCCTCGTCCGTCACATACACCGGAACCTTTCCGCTCTGTAGCGAATAATTCATTTTTTGCTTGTTAATTTCAAGCATTTCACTTCACATCCTTGCCGAACCGCGTCCACAGTTCAGAAAGCTTTTCCCAGCCATACATCGCGACAAACGCAACAATAAATCCTGCAATAATAGCTGCCAAAATCATATACCATAAAATTGATGTCTGGATGTACTGCATGTATGCCACAAACGCAGCGACCGTGATACCGATGGAAAGAACAAATACCAAGATGTCCGTCGGAACCTTAGAAAATACGCCTACACCTTTGATTACCTGTGTTACCACAGACACAACAAATGCCAGCGTACCAATAATCGCCAGAATAATTGTCATGTTAGCAATTACCGACTGTATAATATCCATGATTAAACCTCCTTTTCATCATTAAGACGGGTTTCTATTCCGTCAATTCTGTGATGAGCCGATTTCACACTTTCCTCCACCTTTATGATCCTGTTGTCATGAGAATTGATTTCTTTTCGCATCTCTGAAACTTCATTTTTGATCTCGGTCGTGTTGTTTGAAATGGCATCCAACTTCATGTTAATGCGTGTGTTCTCCCTCACGCGTTCTTCAAGATCCGTGTTGTCTGTCCTTTTGTTGCTCTTCAAGCCCATAAAGACGGAAAAACCAAGCGACAGCACGCTTATAATGATTGCTGTTGATATTTCAATCGTCAAATCATATACCGCCTTTCATTTTTATGGCACACCGCCCACCACCGCTCAATGTGTGCCGCCTGCTACGTTTTGCCGACGTCGGCAAAACGTAACGCACAATCTTCTAACCAGATGGAATCCCATACGGTTATAATGCTTTTACAAACGGAAATACTCCAACAAACAAGCTTTCCCTGTCTTTCCAGCTACGGCTTACGCCGTTTTCTGAATAACTTGCCATATAGGCTTCTCCTGCCTGTGAATGGTCGTACAAGGCTAAATTGACGATTACATCCTCAAACTGTTTCAAGTCTTCGGATATTTTTTCATCCGTGTAGCTTTCCGGGTAATTCCGCTTGCTTACCACTTCATTTCTTGCCTGCTTGATAAGCTGTTCGATGTAAGGATTATCTTCTTTCTGGTCGAACACGACAACATCAGAAGTAACACCATCTTCATCCGTAACGGTTTCAATATGAAATTGTTTCAGTCTGATTTTGACCTGCTCTAATGTTGTATATTCGTCCATTCTTCCCTACCTATAATCCGAACTGCTCGATCAAAATGCGTTTCAGTTCCGCTCCACTGATTTCTTCTGCACCCTCGATCCCATGTTCAGCGGCAAGTGCCTGTAAATCAGCAGTGCTCATTCTGTTAATCTCTGTCTTGGTGTACCCTCCGGAAGATTTCTCTCCCAGAACAATGTCCGGGATTTCATCTCCTGCTTTGTACCATTTTCCATTGCGCTTTACCGTGTATTCAGCAATCATACCGCACCTCCTACGCAACTTTCATGACAACAACGCTGTCCATGCCCTCAAAAGTAGGCAATCCGATCATTGACACAACGCAATGAGTGTTGATCGGATGATTTGTTGCGTATGTATACACCGAAATACCGGTTTCTACAATAGAAAGGTTTCCGTCTGTTAAACTTCCGCTTCTCTCTTCCGGTGTCTTTCCAAAGACATAATCTCCAAGGTACACGCCGGATGCCTGCGCTGAAATAACTCCTGTAGGAATAAAATATTTGGTGGCACCGTCTGCCGGGTCGATGTAAAGTTTGTCGTAAACTTCAATCTCGATGCCGTATCCTCTAAGATACTCTGTAACCTGCCCCTGCTGTAAGCGAATACCGCCATTGTAAGCAGTAATTCCAAGCACCTGTTTCTTTGTGTCCTCCGCCTTAAGGACCATTTCCCATGTTTCTGTATTCATGCTAAAGCGTGCAAGGGAATATCCTGTTTTCTTTGCAAACTCACGTTTAATCTCGATAAGGTCGTCAAGTGGCGTTGCTGTTTCTGGTGCAGACCATTTATCGGTATCGCTTCCGGAGATATCCTTGTAATGGTCTCTCTTGTGCGCCACTCCATTGTCCGAAGTATAATCCACATAGTAGCTTTTTCCGCCAATTGTTACCTGTACTCTTGGAATACCATCAGATGGTGCTAATAACTGCCAAATCTGGCGTTCCGGCACTACTCTTGCTCCTTCAATAAGCATCATCGGTTTTTTGCTGATTTCTCTAAGCACCTGGTTTGCCATGTTGGAATTTTCTGCCGACTGGTAATTTGCATACTCCTGCTCTTCACGCTCTGTTACCATGTAAGATTCACGGTAGAACGGCATCTCGTTCTGAATATCCGAAAATCCACCGACATCTCTTAACTCTGCCTGCGCATCAAAATTGGATGCCTTTAAGGATACCGGAAGACCGTTTTTCCCTTTGATAAATCTAAGTTCAAGGCTGTCCTGTTTTCTGGTTCCAAATTTCTGTCTACCTAAGTAAGGTGCAGAACCAAGCGTTTTTTCATAATTATTCCACATAACCCCAAGACTTCTTGCGGTAAATGCTTCTGCTAATGGTAATGCCATTCTCTAATACCTCCATTTTTTAATCAAAAAAAGTAACACGCGGTGTTGCTGCTTTTGCAGTTGCTTCCACGGTCACTCCGTTCGCTGTTACCTTTGCGCTGTCAATAGAACCCTGATATACATAAGTTCCAGGCGCATCTCCCATTGTTACGTCAACATCTTCCAGAAGATACCCTTTGCAAGATTCGTCATTGCTTGGGAACGGTGTCCCTGCCTTTGCAATCTTCTTTCCGTTTGCATCGGCACTTGACACCATTGTCTGCGGAACGATACACGCCGCACCCTCATAAGGAAAGAATTTTAAAATTCCTTTACTCTGTGTAAAGTCTCTTTCAATCGGTTTTCCCATAATTTACCTCCTATAAAACATAATGGTCTTTGGCTTCTGCACTTTCTGCAGGTTTGCCAAAACTGATTTTTTCTGCGTTCTCTACGTCCGCAGTTTTTTTATTTTCTCCACCTGCAGTACCGCCGCCCGGATTTTCAGAATTATTTGCAATCTCCTGTTCCTTTGCCTGCGCTGCCGCGGTTTCCTTTTCGGCTGTAATCTTTCCAAGAGCGTCATAATCAAGGCTTCCATTATCCTTGACAACGGATTTTGCCTGCTCTGCATTGATTTTTAACTTTTCCATCAATGCTTCGCGCTGGTCTCTAATGGCGTTTTTCTTCTGCATATCTGCAATCTGCTGATTTGCTGTCTCTAACGCCTTGTTTGCTTTTTCAAGTTCCGTGAGGTTTCCTGCTTCCATTTCATCCAGCTTTTTCTGCAACTCATCTGCGCTGTCTGCCTTTGCCTTAAGCTCTGCTGCTTTTGCCTGTTCTCTCTGTACGGCACTGCCGTAATCAGCAATGATTTTCTCAACATTTTCCTCACTGATACCCATTGCAATTAACTCTTCTCTTTTCATTGATTACCTCCGATATGTCTTTACGAATTTTTGCGGTGCAACGACACCGAATGACACTGTTGATTTTTACGCTCACAACTTTGCGAATTTTTATAAAATAAAAACAGCCACCGATTACTCGGTAGCTGTCTTATTTTGCTGTTTATTTAATTGGTTTACAATTTCCTGTGCTTTTTGTTCCTGCTCTTCTGCATCATCAATGGTTTTCCACAACGCATCTATATATGGCTTAGACAAGAGGAATGTCTTTTCAGCATCTCCCCAAAGCCCCACCGTTTTAATGGCAATAAGAGGATGTATGCCGCACTCTAAAAGCTGATATAGTGTTTGCGACTTTGTATACATATTGTCTTGCGGGCTATGATTGATTTGCACATCAAAATCCCTCATTGACAATTTCAAATCATTGTCCTTAACGCGTATTACATTTAAGACAACTTTTGCAAGTCTCTTCTCTGCCGATTTCACAATTGGGTCTTTTAATTTTGCTCTTGTCTTTGAAAAATCCCATCCAGCCCTTAATGATACTGCTCCTTGTGTATCTCCTCCAGAGTTTTGGGACTCTCTGTTTGGTATTGCTAATATTGCCAAGGCATTGTCCCACAAATCATCTTTTGCCACCTGACACTGGCTCTGATTTAGTTCCTGCGTCATAATCTCAACATCGGCTTTGTTATCCTTGTTATTGGACTTTACCGTCAAAGCATGGCTCATTTTCATCTCTTCAAACGTTTTTTGGTCGATTTCACAGTTCACAAACTTAACCCAGTACTGAACAAACTGCTCAATTCCATCCATTCTGTTTGACTGCATATTGTTTATGGCATCCAAAATACCTATGACAAGCTCAATATCAGAAATTCTCTCATGATTATTTGGAAACTCAACAATAGGTATACTTCCAAATGCGTGCAATTTCCATTCAGAAACTACTCCATTTTGAATTTTGCATGAATAATTGTCTGTATAGCACAGTTTGTACCATCTTCCATCTTCGTCCTTAAGCTCCTGTACGGCAATCACCGGTTCTTCCGTACTCCGATTATAAATAACACAAGTATTCATCGGAGTAGGGGCAACAATCTGAAATGGTATTTCTCCATTTGCAAATCTTACCGCCTTAAAAGATGTTCCGGTTGCTGACTGCCACTCTCCTGCTTTAATGTCTTTTTCCTGTTTATTCGCATCCACAAGATAGTCATTCAGCGCATCCACTGCCCGATTAATTTCATCATCATCTTTTCGACTGATAAACTGTATTGGCTCGCCATATGTCTGTCCTACTTTGAACTGAACAATCTCATACGCATGATTTTCTACTATTTTGTTTGTAATATCAGCATTTTGCACCTTTACACGGTATAAAACAGGCTGGTCACCTTTGTAATATCGCCAAAGATATTCTATGATGGTTTTGTTGTAATAAAAATTTCCGATGCAGTCTCCCACCACATTGACAATATTATCTGCTGTGATGGTTTCAACATCTGTATATAAAATTTTTCTACCATAACAGCCTTTAACAAGGTCTTGGAGAGATTTGTCATTTCTCATTTTTTTCTCCTAAATAAAGGTCATTCCGCTGGATGTTGCACGAAACGGAAGAGATTTTAATTCTGTTTTTCCATTCTCCGGATAAAAAACAACTTTTTTGTGGCATTTCCTACATTCCACAGAAATGTTCATTGTTGAACGCCCATCGTGTGTGGCAACTTTTCTTCCGCAACGCGGGCAATATATTGTTTTTGGTGTATATACCATAAAATCCTCTTTTCTTTTCAAAAGAAAAAGCACCGGAGATTTCTCTTCGATGCTCTTTCAATGGGGGATGGTAAAGTGTTCAACTATTTGTTGACTTCTTCGATTATAACTATATCAGAAAAAAACCGGACATATCGGACAACTTTACTCTTTCATAAATCTATCGAACGCTTTTCTCACGCTGTCTTCTGTGTTATTGCCTCCTATTTGGTCGGCAACCTTATTCCAAGATTGATTTTCTAAAAATCTAAGGTTAATTATTCTTCTAATTCTGCTATCTTTTATATTTGCAATAAACTCTTCTACTTCATTTGTTTTTTCAAGAAGTTCGTTTTCCAAAATTTCGAGGGTGGTTTTTCTGGAATATAACAAGGTTTTTTTGTGCCTATATTCTGGCAATGGTATTCCTTCTATTTTAAAATGTTGGTTTCCACCATTTCCGCCAGAAACGCTATCAATAACCGTTCCTTCCTGTTCAATTTTTTCTATGTATTTTTCAAGCTTTTCAATTTTATTCCTTACTTCTTTTACTTCTTCTCTTAAATCTAAGTATTGATTTAAAATATCTTTGTTTACCATATCAATACCTCCTAAACGGATTTACTGCCGCTTCTACTTTGGCTACGTTATTTCCATTTGTCACTCTAAGCGCAAAGTTTGAAAATACATCTGGCACATCATCCAACTGCTTTTTACCGGATACTGAATATCTCTTAAGAAGAGACATCATTACTCCGTATGGCTCATTCGGCTTATATGATGATGGGTCTTTAAATATAACGTGCTGCAATATCCAGTTTGAGCACTGAAAAATCCTTGCTTCCTTATTTGTCTCCGTCGGTGTATCTGTGATATTGCATATCCATCCTTTGGCTTCCACTCGCTTGTTTACTTCCATTGCGACGCGGTCCCCTCCGGCATTTCTCTCAAATTCACATTCCTGAACTTTGTTGTTTGTCAAAACATTTGCTGCATTTTCATACTGAACCTCATAATCTGCCGTGTTATCGCAAACACAATCCACGCAGTAGTAATCTTCTCCGTATTTTTGCAATACAGGCAGAACAAAATAGTCTGTTCCCTTTCCCTTTGTATCGCACTGACCGGTTACAATCTCCGGCTCTCCATGCGGCAAATTAAGATACCGACGTATTTTATCTTCCGGAAACAGCAATCCCTCACGCTCAATCGGTTCCTGTTTGTAAAGGCATCTATATGATATGTCGTCCATCAATAATTGCTGGTCTTCAAAAAATTCTTTTGTAAAACCGGAGAACTCATATTCAAAGTTGCTTTCTCCTGTAACTGGGTCTACATCCGGTACCGCAATAACCTTTACTCTCGGATTACCCTCGTACATATTTTGTATGCGCCCTATGACGTCGTGTACGCTCCATCTTGTGGCAATATGTATTTCCTTGCAGTTCTTACCGTCCGTGTCCTGTATCTTTCTCTGTCTGGCATCTACAGCGTATTTATCCCACAATTTATCAAGGATAATGGGATTCATTGCTTCTTCAATGCCGCCGATCATATCATCAACCAGTAAAAACTTAGAAGCCCTTACTTTACCTGCATTCTTACTACCAACAGACGTACATTGTACGGATGGAAACGATTTGTACTTCCCGACATTAAATTGCTCCATCTTTGCGTTTGTGCTCGTCACGGAAAGATCTGGAAAAATTTCATTCCATGTATATTCTTCCGTATTTGTAACGATATCGTACACACCGTCATAGTACATTCTGGTAATATCACCGCTGTGTGAATAAAAGAGGCTGAAATCTCTCGGAAACCATCCGGCAACAAGAGCGTGAAACATTTTTTCAACCGTTGTTTTTCCTGCACCCGGGACAAGTGATACGCACAGGATGTCATATCTATCATCAATCATGCCTTGCAGCGCATCTATGAGTCCGATTTTTAAGAATTGCTTTCTTCTTGGCATGTAAAACCGCTCTTTAGGCTCTCTCTTCTTCTCCAAATACTGGAAAGCACTATCCACAACTTTGTTTTGCGCTTCTAAAAGCAAAATTCCGTAGTATTTGTCCAGAATTTCATAAGATACCTTGTTTTGGAATGAATATTTCTCTAAATCCCACGGTGTACCGCCAGTGGATTGAAAAATAAACTGTTCTGCCAGTTGCTTTGCCCTGGAAGAAACTTTCAATCCATACTCAATGTCTTTTTCTGTAAGAATAGCTACCCTTGCCGCTTCTGCCATGGCATCCATAACCTCTTCATCAACGCCATGTGCCTGTATGTAATTTTCATATCCATTTACTGTGGAAATTAGGCTTGAACTTGCCAAAAGAAAAGCACCTCCGCAAAAAAGCAGAAGTGCTTTAAGACCTCTGCCAATAAATTTTGTTGGTCAGCGACTAACTCCGTTTGTTAGCCGGTATAATTTTTAATTTTCTAATATCATCACTTCTCGCCTATCAATGCAAATCGTTTTGTGTTCAATTTCAAGGTCAATTTGCATTGATTTAACCCCAGACAAATCCATTTTTTCCCCATCAATTACTATTTTCAATCCATCTGTGCAATCTATTTCAATTTTTTTTGCTTTTTTCATTCCAATGCACCTTGAACCCTTTCGCCGTATAATTACCAACTGCCTGTTTCAGCTCTTCCTTGCTTTTATATTCCTCTCGAAGCATGATTGCTACCTTGTTCTTTTCCACAGCGTATATGCCGCAGGTAACAGCGTTGCTCGCCGTATCAAGAACTGCTTTGTACTGTTTGCTGTTCATCTCGTATGTGCTGTTATTGATATTAACAATCATGCTTCATACACTCCTTCTCTTCCTTATGAGTTTGCATCAACATTTTTTAGATATTCAATGAAACTCATTTCAGCCCCCTCGCATGTTAAACCTTCAATAGGATTTTTGTGATAGTTTTCACGAAAATACCTCAATGCCTGTTCTTTTTCTTTTTCTGAATAAGAGTCCCATTTTGATATCCCAGATTTGTTTTTGAAAAATTCGCAATCGTGTTCTTTATAAGCAAATCCTACTGGAGGAATATACTTTTCTGGATGGTTACAAAATTCTATCGTTTTTTTCAAAAATTCATTCCATTCAATTCCAAAATAAGCACATTCATAGCATGTCATTCTTCCACCAACTTTCTACCACACATCGGGCAAAATTCAATTTCCATTGCTATCGCTACGTTCATTCCATTGCTACAACATTTAGCATACTGTGGACATTTATCAATATGGCATTGAATAACATTTATATAGCCCAATTTTTTGATTTTAAATTCTCCATATGCAGTTTTATATGATTCTTTCCCATTGCAAAAATCACACATTTCAATTACTTCCTAATAAACCTATGTTCACAATCTTCCAAAACATTCTGTTACCTCCACATCAGAAACATGTTCAGCAACAGCAACATCACAAGTACCCATAATGCAATTGCTGTTTCTTTGTCTTTGGATTCTCTGCCAGATACAAATAGTATCAGCATAAAAATAACATCCAGCGTCGATATAATCGTTTTAATAATTACCATGGTTGTTTTCCTCTCACAAGTTTCTTTAGCAGGATTCGAACCTGCGAATACTGGAATCAAAATCCAGTGCCTTACCGCTTGGCGATAGCGCTATATTAACACTACTTTTCCGGCATGTAATAGACCATGTTATCAAATACAGTTATTCCCATACAAGGATCATTCATCTCAACGCATCTGATCGATATGTTTTTAGATACTGCAAACATTTCGGCCACCTGTTGTTTATCCATGTTTGTGCTAATAACTTGAAAAGCCGAAAATGCCTTGTGCATATCAGAGAATACTTCTTTTTCTCTACCTAAATTTGCATACGTCCCAATGGTAAACGTTTTTCCATCAACCATAGCAGTTATCATTCCATGATTTGCTGTGAATACCGCTCGGTCAAAATCAAGCGAAACGTCTTTGCTTTGTGATACTACTCTCATACTTTTCCATCCAATCTCTTTTTGTTTTTGAGGATATTTAAAGGACTTAGTAGTGCTGATTTTCTCAACCTATCAAACCCCCTCCCCATCCATGCCGAATCATGCTTTGAACATTGATAAATTGTTTGAATTGTTCGTTCAATTCCATTCGTATTTTACAACTATTCGCAAAACCCTTGTTTTGCGTAATGTATCAACGATTTAATGCGCCTTAAGACAATTAAACACTGGGCTTTAAATTGTTTGAATTGTCTATTGCGTTTTTCTCGCTTTTTTCAACCAGAATTGTCGGAGTTGTTCGGCAATCCTATACAATTATTAGCCCCAAGACGTGGCAGTTCTTCGGCTGTCAACGCTCTTGCTCTGGATCCCTGATCTCTAACGCCCGGCATATTGAAACCGCAATACTTGTTGAGTGATGGCATGTAGTTCATTGGATTTCCTTTGCCGGAAACTTGTAAACCTACCAAACTTTCCTCACGCATTTCGTCAATTTTTTTGCAAATGTCGGAACCTGATGAGGCAAGTTGAACGCCATTAACCCATCCGTTTAACGTGTCTCTGTGTATTCCGGTAAAGAATGTAAACCCAACAATATTCACTACTTTCTCGTAGTCATTACACAGGTCTATATATATATCTAATACCTCGTTAACCTTATCTGTATCATAGGCATTATTAATATTATTATCATCCTTCAGGTACTTTGGATTAACTTTAAACACATGTTCATAAATATATTTACAGCAGTTATACCATCTATTCTGTGATATTTTGCATAAATCCTCTATATTCCTCTCTTCCATCCAGAGATTTATATACATGTCAATGTCATCTTTAAAAACATCAACTGTATTATTTACTTCCTGCGTTTCAACTGCTGACATGTTATATATCTCCTCTCTCCAGTACTGGAATACTTAAAATAAAAAATGCAACTGATACAATCAGATCATCATGATCTGATTGTACCGGCTGCATGAAGTCCGTTTCTTTCGGGACCTCGACGGCTGCCGCCGCCCGTTGCCCGAATGCGTTTTTAATTTAATAAAACAATATCATTCTATCATTTTCTTGTCAAGGTATATTTTAAAATTAAATTTTAAGCCTGTATATTATATATATTATTTATATGAATATACTGCCTTATTTATAATATATATTTTTAATATTACAAGAGAGAATATACTCTTTCTCTAACTCTAGTGTCTATATCTACGTTGCAAAAATGTTGCAATTTGTTGCAAGAGTGTTGCATCGCAACAAAACTGGTACAATTCTATTATTTTGTCTTGTCTGTAATAAAATTATCACTCTTGAAATTTTGTGAAAATTTAACAAAGATTTTCTACGTTTTAAACAAAAAAAGACAGCTATATTTCAAGCCGTCAAAATTTTTTAACCAACGCCGCCAGATATTCCTTTTTCAAGAAAAACCTGTTTATTTTATCCGGTACATCGTGATTTTCTTTTATGAAATTTTCAGCGGCTTTTCTTACCGCTGCCGCATCCGCCTTATTAATATAAAGTCCTAAATTATGATTTTTACCGGAAAATTTAATCTGTGCACACCATTTATCAGTCTTTTTATAATAATAAACGCCTTTTATACCGGATGAATTGTTTTTATTATCCGGGGCGTTGTATGAATTTAAACAACTACCTTTTTCGTGTACAAGCTTATCCCTTGCGATGCTGATCGACTCCGCGGCGCGTTCACGCTGGAGACAACCGCATGACTGCACATAGCCGCCAGTTAGACGTGACGTGATATAAAAACATTCATTGCCGCATGAACAGGCGCACCGCCATAATGTGCGCCCGTTTTTGTCCTTACCGGCTTTTTCAACAACCTTAAGACGCCCGGTTTCAAACCCTTTCAAATCAACCTTTTTCATTTTTTTATCTCTCATTTTCAAGACGTGTCGCAATGTATTCCAGCACTTCTTTCTTTATCTCCGCCCACTCTTTACCGTCGATATAAATATACTTATCGCAGCTCTCCCCGGAACCCGTCGGGGAATGATCTGAAATTCTCAGATCGAAGCTGTCAAGATAATCGCCGTTTTCGTTCTGTATCTCGACGTTGATATAATTACTCATGCCATAACATCTGGATGCTTCATGATAACATGAGACGTTTTTAAACTTTCTTTCAATCTGTCCCGGCAATGCCTCACATCTTTTTTCAAGGTATGATCTGCATGTCTGGTATCTGTTTTTTAACGTATCAGTTTCAAATCTCATATCCGTTCCCTCCTGCGTACTGGTTCATTGCCTTTCGACAATATTATAATAGACTATTATCATGTATTTGTCAATAGTCTATTTTCATGTATTTTAATTATTTTTATATTCCATAATATCGCCCGGCTGACAATTTAACAATTTACACAAATTACATATGACTTCGCAAGTTACATTCTCGTTTTTGGTCAGCTTCGCTACTGTATTAGAATGTATTCCATTATTCTTTAGCCACTGCTTATTATATTCCTTTTTTTCTAAGATATTCCACAGCTTGGAAAAGTCAATATATCCGTTTACGCCATAATTCGCCATGCATCACACCTCTTTTCTTTTTATATATGATAATAGATTTTTCATATCATGTCAACGTCTATTTTCATGTACCATGTTGCACAACAAGCCATTGTTTTATTTCGTCTATTATTGTGTATTTTGCCAATTGCTATTTAGTCTATTATCGTGTATTATAATCTCAACAGGAAAACAAAGAACACAAAAACAGGAGGGAACGATCATGAAAGTTAAAATTAAAATTGAGGGAAAGATAAACGATACTTACACTTTTCAGCAACCAGAAGAGGGAAATATCCTTGACGAGCTGACGGCGATCATCGAAGAAATGAAAGCCGGAAGAATTGAGAAAGTAGAAATTGAGAGGGAGGCGTAAACATGAGAGGAACAGGATTATTTATTAATTGGGAATATAACAACTTTGGAACACTTACAGCTGACTTTTACGGCATCGGGATTTTTGAAAAGGTCGATTTTGAATACGTTCAAGGTGATATATTTGAAATCTGCATAAAATAGCCGAAACGCTACGATCTGGAGCGTCAGCTGCGGACCGGTCGCCGCGGCTCTGACGATGGCAGACCAACACATATAGAAAGGTTATGGTGGAATATGATGACAGCATTAGAAAAAAGATACCAAGTTGCGATTGATAAAATCGGTCATGCAAGATTGTTAAATCTTCCGGAGCAAATAAAAGAATTGTTAAAAAATACAAAAGACTTGAAAACCAAAACGGAATTGCTAGAAGAGATAGCCAAAAATATTTAGTCGAAACCGCCCCGCGGCGGTCTGCAGGAACTGCCCCACCTGCACCGATGAGACAGGGCACACAATGAAAGGATGGTTAATCTTATGAAGTATTACAGAGCAGAGATCGAAGACGATAATTTCGAAATAATTTTAGCCGATAGCGAAGAGGATGCTATCAATCAGTATTTTGAGTTAGGAGAAAAACACGATTTATTTAATCTGATAGAGCTAAATGATGATTATAATGAGGTTCGCACAATTTTATAAATTAGGCAAGCGGCGGCGTTTTCCGGGGTTCGATTCCCCGGCTTGCTTTTACCCAAAAATTTGAATATGGAGGAATTGAAGTATGAGAAAATTATTTTTATTAAAAAAAGGCAGAATGAACTTTTATGCATGCCTGTATGACTGTGGCATGTATACAATCGACCGAATTACAAAAGGATTCGGCGGAATTGTGACAACATTTGAAACACTGGAAGAGCTTGAAAAATATGCTGCTGAAAACGGATATAAAAAAGCATAATAACCGCCGCAGAGGATGCACGCCGGAACCACTGCCGGCGGCGGTTCTACCCGTAAGGGAATGTTATTTTTTTTAGGAGGATTTACAAATGACTTATCAGAACGGAGCACAGACAGTTTTTCAAATCACATACAGGGGAAGTGTTTACAGTGTTGAAGATGGACTTTTCAGAAACGATGGCATAGGGACAGACTTTGAAACGTTTGACGATGCTTGGGAAGTTTTCAAAACGCTTCCCGAATGGGAACAGAATGCTGCGGAAATAGAGGAATTTTAAGCCGGAATCATCCCGGCTTTTTCCAGTGTCCGGATATATTGCAACTTGACAAGATATACGCCCGGTCATATAATGCGCTTAAGTGAACACGTATAAGCCATTTTAAGGCTTTTATAGGACGATGCCATACTTTTTATACTCACGGTATAAAACCGCCTGTAAATCGCTTTTACGACGTCACGAACCTGTAAATGCTGCGTTTATCTTGTCCGGGCACACTCCACCAGCATACATCCAGTAAGCATCTGAAGAATCACCGGCAGACCGCCGGGGTGTGAAAATTCTGATTTCTGATCTCAAAATCGAGCCGTTTTCCAAGAAGAAAAAAATTCAAAAGTTGAAAAATGAGATTCCAACTGTGAAAAGACAATATGCACAGTAAATTATTATGCGTCATTTCACAACTTGTGAAATTTGACTAATTCGCTCTCTTCTCTTTCTCTGGCTCTCGGTCTGTTTCTGCTTTTTCTGCGATTTCGTTGTTCTTGTTCCCATAAAATTCCTCATTTACTTTCTGGTTGCGTGATTTGTAATTTACAATCTTTACATCGGTGTTTAATTCATCCGGTATCTTCCCGACGATCAACACTGTATGTGGCTGCAACATGTCGATCATAACTTTGAATCCCTCGCAAAACTCTATCCGTGCCGCCTTTGCCCGCACTCTTCCATTTGTGCATACAGCGATCACACCACCCTTACTGTACCCGGCAAAACAAAGATCATAATTATCTTTGTCCGGGATGCCTACGGACGGTATAACGCGGATCCCGTTCAGAAACATGTAATGTGCAAGCGCATGATTCCGGTACACGTTATACAGGTTCAATGCAAACGGCATACCACAATCGCCAGTAGCAATACTGAAATCCGGCATACAGACCGAGTGGAAACACTTCAAGTGTTCCAGGTATTTATCCGGGTTATTCCACAGTCTTTGAAACTTTGAATCGTCAATATAGAAATTCACATTCAATTTTCTATGCCCTTTTATCTTTTGTGAAAAGCTCTCTCCAAAATCTATGGAATCCTCCGGCAAATAATCCAAGCTGCATGCCGGGACAATCGGGATCTGATATTTTTCATCAAGCTCCGCTCCATAGATCATATATTCTTTCATAACATCAAAAGATGTATGACATCCATTGTACAATACTATCACCCCAAAAACATTTTACTATTTTTCTTCTTGACAAACAACTTCTTTTGTGAAAAGCAAAGAACGTGCGGCGTAATCACTTCTGCTTAGTTCATTTATCAGCTTTTCCCTTGTCATTTCCGGGTTTGTTCTGTGAATATACCGCAGCAATTCATCTATTTTGTCCACTATGCTGCCCTCCAATCAATGTTTGACATCAGATCATCCAAAAGATAGATCAAATCAGTACCGTACAGGCTGATCCAGTCCGCAAGATACTCTTCCTGCTCAATCGGCATATGAATGTTATAGGAAAAGCAAAAACAATGACAAAGTTCATGAGCCAGTATTTTGCGCAAATAGCCATTTTTCGGTTTATCTGAAACATATATAGCCCTGTTGTTCCAATCTGTCACAGCAAGGCTGATAGAGCCATCAGATCGCATCAGCTTACTGCTTGCACCGCGGACAAATTTTATTTCCCATTCAATACCATTTATCACAAACATATTTTACCTCCAAAAAAAGAAACCACCAGCCAAATATCAGCCAGTGATTTCTAAATTTAAAGTTATTCTTCTTGCTCTTCAATCAACAAATAATTAATGTACCTTGTTGCTGTTCCAGCAAGTTCTTTGCTGTAGTCTAGCAAGTCCATCTTGTACTCCGGTTTATGCCCATATGTGACTGTATAGAACTTTTCCACAAGTTCTAAGTTATGTAAGTCAGACAATTCCACAAGAATTTTGTGATATAAAAATTTTCTCGTCCATCCGAACCGGTCACAGATAATTTTGAGTTTCCAGTTATTTTTATTAAACCATTTACCACTTTCTATCTTTTTTACGATGCTCCAGCGTGCAAACGGGTCTTTCTCCGGAATTTCAGCCTGCGGATTTTTCAGAGCCTGTTCCATGTCGTGAAAGCGATTGATGTATTGAGCTGTGAAAGCCGTTCCCTTAACTCCGGTCAGCTTGTGCGCGATAAATTCGCATCCTTTCTTTGTAATGTCAAAGCAAGGTTGTGTTTTGTTTTGACTATTTTTATATGTGCTTTCTTTGAAAAAATCGGACAGCGCAATTTTGCGCTCTCCTTCAAGTTCCTCATTTGCTTTTGATATTTGGTTACAATATCTTCTGATATCTCTCATCAATTCTTTGTGGTTCTTCCCAACCATTTCCGAAACTTCCATACTGGTTAACGTCTGTTCTAATTGTTTCATCTGAATATCATTCATCAGCAAATCCCCCATTTATTCTTGAATGAAATAATTGTGTTCAAAATAAACTGCAAAAATTTTTCGTCCTGTATGCTCTGGATTTCTGTAATCAGCTGTTCTTTCATCTCGCACCGCCTTTCTTGTCAGATGCAAGGTTACTTGTAAAAATCCAGACACATCTTAAAAAGTGTTCGCTAAGTACATTCAGATTTTTGGTAATTGCTTCAATATACATTTCTCTCATAGATTTTTCCTCCCTTTCAATTTTTTCTTGAAAAGAGATACTCTCTATGATAAAATATTTCACAGAGAGTTATCTCGGTTTTAGGGCAGTTGCATGACCGTCAAATCATTTGCAACTGCTCTTTTTGTTTAACTGCTGATTTCTTCATCAACCTTGTTGTCAAGCCACTCTTTTTTAGTCATTCCTTTTTCAAAAAGTTTTTCTTCTAACTTTTCAAACTTCTCCCTGTCAAGCTCAACACTAAAATTTCTTGTCTTTTCTCTACGTTGTTTCATATAATCAGCTCTGCTCTTGGGTGCGATTTTAACCACCTCCTTGTTACGAGTTACATTATATAATGTTACATGTAACAAGTCAATACCTTTTTGAAAAATTTCCAAATCCACAAATCACTAGCTGATATTCAGTTGTCAATGTTCAAACAAACAGGGGCATTTCTGCCCCTGTCATTACATTTTGGAAACAAGCGTTGACAGCTTGCTCTTTGTCATTGTGCGCTCTTCCGGCGTCATGTCGGAGATAAGTTCCGCCATATCCTCCGAAAGCTCTTTCATGTATCTTTCAAGGTCATGCATCTTTGCATCCTTGTCTTCTGGCGTATTGCCTTTGTGAAGCTCTTTGCTTTCCATGTAGCTTCTGCGGCTCATTCCGCTTTTGCCCTCTCTGCGATCACGCATTCCACCATCTGATGCCATTTTAGGTTCTGTGTAATACATTCTGCCAGAGTGACGATCCATATCACGGTCTTGTTCCATTTCCCGGTACATTTCTGGTGTCATGTGCCAGTACGGAGGTTCGTCATATCCTCTCCGCGTTCCTCTTCCCTTTGGCGCAAATCTGCCGTCTGCATACCGGTAACGGTCATAATACCGTCTGCCGTCTCCGTAACGCTCAAACATTTCCATTGTTTCATCTGCACTGGATTCTTCCATTGCTTTCATCAATGTACGATAATACATTGCTTCTGCAAGGTCTTTCATCATGTCTGTAACCTGTCCCATTTCACACGGGTCTATATTTTCAATTCCTTTGTCAATTTCGCATTTAGCACATTCAGACAGTTTTTCAATCATTTCGTGCATTCTCTTAATATCCATAAAACCGCCCTCCTTACGCTTCCCGGACTGCAATTAAATTGCTGTTCTGAACTTCGATTGCCTGCGTAGACGTATTCTGTACCGCTACCGTAACACAACAACCGCGAGGAACGTCCACATATGCCTGCGCCGAAACGTTAAAGAAGTTTTCAACTGCCGCCGGTGTAACAATCATTCGAGTTGACTGCAACGGTTCTCCGTCAATTGCAATAGCCAGTGAAATAGCTTCAACTGTGCCACCTGTAGGAATTTGAATGTTTCCGGAATAAGATACCAAAAATCTTGCCCGGCACTGATTTGTAAGTCCTCTTAATTTAACAATGCCACTTCCCTGTCTATGAACAATGCATTTTGTTGCGCATACCGGAGTTTCTGTAAATGCTACATCTTCTCCCTGCGCGACAGTTTGAATTGCAATTCCTGTAAATTCTGCCATAATTATTTACCTCTCTTTCAAAAATAAGGGCAAACATTATAGTCTGCCCTTTGTGTTTATAAGCAATACTGCACAGCAGACATAATCGAGTTAAACTCAATTAAGATACTCAATTATTCAATTTTGTGTAGCAGCTACTTTTAGCAGCTACATCCTGTGTTGCATCCACAGCCATACGCATAAGCGTTAGGATTTGGAACAACATATGCCGGGATTGCAGCCGGATTTACAGCGTTGATGATCTGCTGTGTCTGCGCTGACATTGCAGTAGTGAGCAATGCAGACTGGCGATCCTGTGATGCGGCTCTTCTTAAGTCATTATTTTCTGCCTGTAAGGAAGAAATCTTTTCCTGACACAGGTAATCAAGGATTGCCCTTGTTCCTGCCTGCTGGCTGTCGATAATGTCTCTTGTGTTGCTGTTCATGGTGTTCTGCAGTGCACATGTGTTCTGCGCCATATTGTAGTTCACACCCTGGATAGCTTCTCTGGTTTCGCAGCAGCAATTAGCCAACTGGGACTGCAAAGCATTCTGCGCCTGCATAAGTGTCACGTTTGTGGTATTAAATCCCTGCTGTGTCTGGTAGCCAAGGTTGCAGATTGCATTGTCTACACCATGGAAACCGTTCATAACGGCGGTATTCTGTGCGTAAAATCCATCACAGAGACCATTTGTGATACCATCTAACTTTCCGATGATAGCCTGCGTGTCAAAACCACGCTGAATTGCAGAGTCGGTGTATGCAGATGCTGTCGCTCCCATACCTCCGTTTCCTCCCCAGCCATTGCCGCCAAAGCCGCCCCAGCCAAAGATCATAGCGAAGATAATGATAGCCCACCAGCCATCGCCGCCCCACATACCATCATTGTTTCTTCCGTTTCCTGTCACTGCTGCAATATCAGCAAGACTAGGCATTGCATTTCCATTAAACATTTTGTTTACCTCCATCTGATCTATTTACAAATGGGATAACCGGTTATTTTGCGCGCACCCCAAAATGTACTAATGATTAAACATACTCATAACTTTCTGTTTTGCTTCATCTACCGTAATTCCTCTTTCTTTACAGAGATTCTCTGCCATTGTCTTAAGTCCACCTGTATCTCCGCTTTGATACATTTGCATGGCATTTTTTGCCATAGGATTGTTTTGAACCTGCGGAGAATTCATCATTTGATTTAACAATAATTGTGCCGGATTCATTCTGGATCACTCTCCTTTTTTACCTGTGAAGTTTTTCTTTGACTGCTTGGAATTTTATCTAATCGGTTTTCTATCTGTTCAATCTTCCCAAAAAGTTCATCAAACTTCTGCATAAATGCACCTGTGCACTCGTCTGATAGGTCAAATTTCAATTTTTCAGTATCATGCGATAAATTGCTAACAGTATCATGCGAAACTGGCTTAAAAACGATTGTGCGAATTGTGCCATCTGCGTTCCAACTTTTAGCGTATATTTCTGTCATATCCTGTTTTGGGAAAAATGCAACGCTGCCATCCATTGGCACATCATTGGCAGTGATGTTTTCTACCGCCGGAACTACTTTTCCATTTATGCCAAAAGTTTGAACCGGGATCTGCTGCTGAATTTGCTGCGGTGCCTGCATATAATTTTGTGTATTATCAATGCGTGGCTGATTCATATACGGATTGTATGCGTACTGCTGCCCGTATTGCTGCATCTGCTGATTATAAATCGGATTCTGGTATGCTCCGCTCATATTCATCCTGTTTGACCTCCTCTAAAACATCTTCTATTGCGTGTATGATAGACGACTGCGTTGACAAGTCCAAGGACTGTAACTCTTTTCTGGCAAAAATTTTTTCAAGAACTTCATCTGAAAACACCACCATCCCTCCCTTTGATTATATTTTTGCATAAAAAAAGGCGGCAAAACCGTCACGATTCCGACAGTTTGCCGTCAAAAAATACAACAAAAAAAGAACGCATTAAGCGTCCATACATCCGTTCGTGTTACCTTTAGTGTTACCTTTGATTTTGACCTTTAGAAAAGACACCATTCAAAAACTCCTTTCTTTCAGTAAAATCAAGGCTTCACAAGGTTTTCTTAAACAAAAATAAAGTAGCGGAAGGGAGATTCGAACTCGGTATAAATTCTCTCAAACCCGCATAAATACTGAATTTCTTTATCTCCAAAGGTGTTACCTCGTGTTACCTTTTACATTGATAATGCTTTTGCAATATATTCCTGCATTTCACTCTCTGTCTTGTTATTAAAATAGTAATGATCGAGAGTTGTTCTGATATCTGTATGCCCCATTTGTGTTTTTATTACCGATTCTGGAACATTTCCATCTATCAACTTTGTTGCATATGTCTTTCTTGCCTTGTGAATTGAACGTTCACCAATTCCTATTCTATCACATATCACATATAGCCGCCTTGTAAATGCCTGACCTTTTATTCGTTTACCGTTTTTCATAAAAATATATTGCCCAAATGGATTGAGCATTTTTATTTTTCTCATAAGTTCTTTGGTATCTGCGGTAATTATAACATCTCTAAACCCGGCATCACTTTTAGGAAAATTTTGAACATCAAATACATATTTGCCATTATCATCTCTATATCTTATTTCTGTCTTTGATATATGTATCTTATTTTCTCCGACATCAGACCATGAGAGGGTAGATATTTCCCCAACTCTCAATCCTGTTTTAAATGCCAAAATAATGCCAAGTTCTATCAATGTAGGCTCATCTTCCATTACAAATCGTTCAATTAAAAGTTCCTCATCCTTAGAAAATACCAATTCGCAGTCTGACTTATGGTTCTTTTTAAATGACTTTTCCGAAATTTCCAAATCACCCATAAAACTGGTTATGCTCAGGCTGGTATAATGTTTTTTCTTTGCATATTTGAAAATTCCGTTAATCAATATCCGCATATCAGAATAAGCTTTTTGCGTAAGTTCCAGTTTTGAAATAGCTGTTTTTATGAATGATTCCAATATTTCTTCATCAATGTACCGGATTTTTCTATTTGCAATCGGCAAATACTTATTTTCAAAAAATCTTTTAAAATTTGTCTCGTACTTGTCCTTTGTCTGTCTTGTTATTTCACCATATTCAAGTTTTTCAGAAATCCAATTAGAATATACCTGAATAACTGTAGGTTCATCCTCCTTAGCTTTATAGAACTTTACTATTTCATCTTCAATTGCTTTTTCAGATGTTCTCTTTACAAGTCTCTTTCCTCTCTTATTATCTTCATCTGGCAAATATGTGTAAAACTTTCCATCTTTTCCTTGCCAAATGCTGTAAGTGTGTTTTTCAATAAATTTTTTCCTTTCGTTCATTTCAATTTTTTTCTGAATGGTGTCTATGTTGATAATACCATTTTCGATGGCAATATTCAACAACTCACTATTTGAAAGATTTCCCGTTTAACTCACCTTCTAACTTTTTTACTTTCTGTTTAATATCAAAAATTCTTCTTTCCACTGTTCTTGTTGATACGCATAGTCTCATGGCTATTTCTTTTGAAATAAGTCCACGGGCAAGAAGATAAAATATTTCTTCTTCCTGCTCCGTGAAATTGGCGTTTTCAATAATTGTTTCAAGCTCTGGCTTAGTCAGTTTTGAAAACTTCATAAGCCACTATCCTCCAATATTTTATTCTTCTCCCTGCCAGATCTTCGGTGTACCGTCCATCATTGCCACATATTTTCCATAACTCATTCCGGCTTCACGTGCCTTTTCCAAAACTTCACTGATGCTATTGTTATTGCACGTTTTAATACTTCTCTTTTCTCTATATTTTCTTCTGTGGTACTCATTCCGGCACTGCTTCCCACAGGTAAGTGCTCTGACTGATATTGATTTGTATTCTTTTCCGCAGATCACGCACTTTTTTGTATATACCTTGCTATTGAGCATAATTACACGTTCTCCTTAATCATAACAATCCCTGATATCATCTACGTCTCCTGCCAAAAAGCTGTCAAATACTTCTGCTACTCTCTCTATAAGGTCTCCATCATGTCCATTCTCTCTCATCTGCTCCGAGAAATCTTTCTGTGAGCACTGAAGTAAACCATTTTCCAACCTTGTCCATTCTTTTCTGTAAGTTATTCCATTCAATTCCAATGTTTCATTAATTCCGTTTTCTGTCAGTTCTACCGTATACTTCATGCAATTATTCCTCTCTTTCTGCATTATATTTCTTCCACGCAACAATTTTACTTCTATAAAAATACTCTGGATCTCCACTAAAGCACTTACCTCTTGTAACAGAATGTCCTTTGCGCATAAGAGTGCCAACAAATTCACGCTGTGGCAAAAGTAGGTTGTCGTTTGCTGACAATAAGAAAACCTTTGTATCTAACGGACAACTGTCCATGTCATAATTCCAATCCATCTGTGCCCCTCTCTTTCCATATCATCTCCCACCTCCGCAGCATATACTATTACGGGAGGTGGTATGATGATTGCAAGGTTTTGTTATCTGGTTCTAAAATAAACTCATCTGGTTCTCGTCGTACTGATAAGCGTGTCCGGTTGTGATTCTTCCCAACTGGCATAATCTCTCAACCCGTGGTTTCTGCTTAAGATTCGCCATATAATTATTGTCCACTTCCGGCGGTATGGAAAAATAACATTCCTCCGGTAATGGCAACTGATTTTCTGTGCAGGCCTCGCGGATCTTTGACTGATAATAAATGATATGTTTCCGTGTCAGATTCATGTTGCAGCCATCTGACCAGAACGGATCATTACACCCGTTCTGATTGATAACTTTCCAGTGTTCTATTTCTCTGCGGATGCACTGGCAGTACTCTTTCGCTTTATCTTCTGCTGTCTGTATCATGGCAACACCTCCGAAAAATTTAAGGTTTACGCAAACCGGAGCTGTCCGGTCTGTTCTGCTTCTATCTGCATATTTGGCATCCGCTCTGCAACACACAATTCTGGCAAATTTGCTCTGACCAGTGCCGCAGGTATCGGTGGGCATACTGCATTGCCACATCTGCGCACCTGTTCACTTCTTGGATACGTCTTTCCGGTGTAATCATGGTCGATTATGTAATCATCCGGGAATCCCTGACATCCATATAACTCCCTTGGCTCTAGCATCCGCAGTCCGATATCCACGATTTGATAATCGACACCCTCTATCGTAACCAATCCGAATCTATCCCTGGCTGTCACAGTATCAAGCGGCTGTTCTATATCCTGCCCTGTTCCCTGTCCATAGTATTTAATCAGAAACGCTCTGACCTCTCCAAAGTGTCCGTCACCAGCCGTGATCGTTGGTAATGGCTGTCTGATATCTTTTCCGTCACAATGATTGTTCATCTGAATCAGATTCGCAGTAACAACGCTGTTATGATCCCATGCGGTCACTGTCGGAAGCGGATTTTCTACTGTTTCCCCAGCACCTTTATATCCTCCGTCATAGTACTTATGCAGAAACGATGCGACCAGCCCATATCTATTTGAGCTGTCAACTGTCATGATCGGATCTTTAATGGTCTGCCCCCGGACTTCTCCCTGTGCTGTCTCGGAATGATACTGGATCAATGTAGGGCTAATCAAACACTGCTGGTTTCCTGTAGTGATCGTATGTATCGGATCTTTGCAATTTCCACCCGGATGATTTGTCGTATTTGTCCCCATATATGGTACAAGCACCGGTTCCACAATCCCATACCCATGCTTTCCAGTAATGGTTGGCATAGGCTCTCTGATATCATTCGGTCTACGCTCACCGCCATGATTACACTGAATTATAAAAGGCTTTGGATTATTCAAAACGAATTTTATAAATCCTCTGGCTATCCTGTCCATCGTCTTTTGTGCCAGTGGTCTTACTGCTCGGATGCCGTATTTCTCTTTAATCTCTTCTGAAGTATCGAAGATACTCGGGCAGGGCAATGAAAAATCCAACTGTGTGTATGCTCCAACATAAGGCTTGAGCAATCCTTTCTTAACTTCCTCACTGTCTGCCGGTCCGTGTGTTGGCTCTGGCCATACAATCGGCTTGCCATCACACCGGGCGATCATGAAAAATCTCTTTCGCATGGTCGGTGCACCATAATCGGCAGCAATCAGTTCTTTAAATTCTACAATGTACCCCAGATCATTTAGCTGCTGTACAAATTTTTCAAATGTTTTTCCCTGCTTTGCCTTAATCGGATGATGCCCTCTGTTCAACGGTCCCCATGTTTTAAACTCTTCCACATTTTCAAGCATGATGACTCTCGGTCGGACAAGTCCCGCCCACCTGCAAGCTACCCATGCAAGACCTCTGATATTTTTATCCTTTGGCTTTCCACCTTTTGCTTTACTGAAATGCTTACAGTCCGGTGAGAACCAGGCAAGTCCAACCGGATGCCCATTGCATGCCTTTACTGGATCAACTGCCCAGACGTTTTCACAGTAATGCTTCGTGTTCGGATGATTAGCCTTATGCATCTTAATTGCTTCTGGATCATGATTGATTGCAATATCAACACTGTATCCGGTTGCCATTTCTATACCAGTGGAAGCGCCGCCCCCACCGGCAAAATTGTCAACTATCAATTCTCCGTGTATCATGACAGTACCTCCAACATATCAAAGATATTCCGTTGCCCTGTCACTCTGTCCTCTGCTCGCATAGAAACTTCTCCGTAATTTTCTACAAGCATTTCATTCTTGGCTCTCTCGTAGAAATTCCGATCAATCTCGAACCCATAGCTTGGTCTACCAAGTTCCATTGCTGCTCGAAGTGTGCTGCCGCTACCACAGCACGGATCAATCACCACATCCCCTTCATCTGTAAAGATCTTAATCAGCTTTTTCAACAGGCGCACCGGCTTCTGTGTCGGGTGGATATTTGGATATTTCCCTTTTGGATCTTTCTCCCAGGGCATCCAATCAAAGATCATCTTTCCATCGTTGTTAAACTTTGGCAGCTTGTCCCGATAAAAGATAAGTCCGTGCTCGGTTCCAAGCCATATTGCCTTATCTGTTTCCGGCAATCCCTTATGCAATACAAGAGCGTGTTCCGTTGCACCTACCACCCTCATGTTCGCCTTTAAAACCTGCGCGGAATAGTTCTTGCAAAATGTAAGATGAATATTATTTCCGAATCCGTGTTTTTCTGCCGCTTTGAGCATGGTTGGTATCTGCTGGAACGAACAGAACACGATCATGCATGGCGCTTTGCCCTTTTCCTTTGGCTCTTTCTTAAGCATCTTGCTACAGAAATGGAAGTATTCGTACAGATTAAAATTGTAATCCGAATTAAATGCTGCTTTTCCAGCAAGTTTGCTCTCGCCGTTTTTATTATCGCCCCCGACATACCACATAGGGTTACTGCCGTACATATTGTTTCCAAGGTTATATGGCACATCCGCAATTACAAGCTGTGCCCTTGGAATTCCATACTTTTTGTAATTCTGCATAGAATCTCTGTAAATTTCACATTTTACTTTCATTCTTTCAAAAGGAACCCGGCGCGCCTTTTATCCGGATAGGTCCCGGCTCCTTTCTTATATTCCGTGCACACATCTACAATAGTGCACTTTAAATTTAATTATGTTGTGTTTTATGCAACAAATTCATCGTTTTATTGCTTTTAAATCATCCAATCTAACGGCAAACCTCTCACTCCTTTTTTATTTCAAAATTTCATCTAAGCAGGCATTCCAACCCACCCGACGTATTGATGTGCTGAGATCTTCATAACCAGATTTCAACTCTGGTATCTTCTCTGGCAGTTCCCGGAGCGGACACCAATCCGGCTTTTCTCTGTCTGGTACAAGTTTTCTTGTCGCACAGCACAGATATTCGTCATCATTCTCTGTCTCATAGCACAATGTGCATTTCTGGCACACCTGTTCCGGCATATCCATAATCAATACTGCTTTATTCATCTACTCCACCGCCTTTCACGATCTCGATAGCTTTGCCAAATGCTTCATATCTTCCCTGACTTCTCCCGTCATTGTAGATCTGTTCGCCGTCTCCGTATCCGTCATCGTCGCAATCATCTGGTCTGTCCTGCTCTGCTTTCTTCAATTTTCTCAACTGTTCCACAACCTTGTCTACATCATAAGCCGTCGGATATTCTTCTAGTAAATACAATACTGCATTTGTGTTTACTAAAGTTCCATTGCTTAAAGTAACCGATTTTAAATCTTTCTTTAGTGCATCAGCATCAATCAATCTCATCGTTTTCCTCCTGTCTAATAATTCGCCTGAACTACTTTTACTATTTCCCAAAAGCAAGCATATATCTCTTCGTAACTGTTTTCCCCAGCAATAAGCTGTTGATCAACGATCTCCTGTACCTCTCTTCTTACAGTCATCGCTTTCTGGCATTCTTCCACTGTTCCGATCGTGCGGTACTGTTCAATTTCTTCAAGTGCATTGATTGCCATTGCATAAGCATTTTCAAATGATTTTCCCCATGATGTATCACACGGAATCGCTTTTCCAAGTTCGTTACAATCATATTTTAATTCTTCAATCGCTTCATTCTCTGTCATTCCTACACCTCCAACAGTTCCGGATTATCAATCTCGTTTCCAATAACAACCATATAATCTGGATTAATATCTCCCAATGGAACACTTACATCAGTCTCTAACGATGTAGCTTCCCAACTCAACGAATCATCAGCCCATTTGACAACGTAATCTTCACATTCATGCCAGAAAATATCTTTCTCAAAAATCAGTCTGCCGTTCTTATCCTTAATTCCAGTGCATCGACAAATTGTGGATGGGTCTACCTGCGCGGCATCCAAATCGTGAGGAGTACCATCTTCATTCGTTCCAAGTACATAACCGATAAAATATTTAGAGTAGTCCTTCTCGTCTACAATTAGATACCCTTCCGCCCATTCGCCGTTATCAGACCTTTTTCCGCGGTATAAAAATCTATTCTCCATGACTTTCTCCTTTCTTCGGATATACAAGCTTCAAATCATATCCGCTTGTAATAAATTTCAACGTCAATTCGTGATTGACTGCGTTTCCGAGTTTATCGTAAATCCAGTACATATCCTCTTGCGTGAATTGTGTTCCGAGATATTCATTGTATCCAGAAAGAAGCGATTCTCTCCATTCTTTATTTCTCTTCTCTTGGCGGTAAGGTTCTCCCTTTGCAATAGGTCTGGAACACCACTCTAAAAGTTTACAGATAATATCTTTCTGTGTATTACAGTCTTTTGCTATAAAATATACATTCCCTTTGTCTGATAAAATAAGTTCTCCAAATTGAGTAAGATAACTCTTCGGAAAGCATTTCATCACATCGAAAATTTCATTAAGCATCCTTTTCCTCCATTTCTTTCAGCTTGGCTTCGGCTTCCTCTCTGGTAAAGAAAATTACTTCTCCAAAACGATGTGCAAATGTAAAGTCATAGTTTTCAAACCATATTTGCGTAGTAAAATCCGTTCCTTCCATTTTTTCAATCTCGATTTTCAATACCCTATGTTTTGAAATTTTTTTACTTGCCTTATTAACTTTATAAACAATATCTCCCACCTTACACGGCAACCGCAGAAGTAATCCCTGCTCCTCGGCATCCTCATAGTCTTTGAGTTTCCGATATACAGCATCTATTTCCTCGCAATCCGGTTCACATGCCCTTTCCCACAGTTCATCATCAATCCACAATGGATTTCTCTCTGTTAATCTTTCCATGCTATCCCTCACTTTCTGCCCGAAGCCATTGTTCCACATCTGTAACAGAACACATTGCAACACCGCCCTCAATGGTCTTTACGCTACCCTGCTCATATGTTTCGATTGAGCAAAGGAAATCTAAAAGTTCATCATCCGTCATGCTCCTGATCCGGTCTGCATTGGTCTGCGGTCTGCATTCTTTCACAATCTCAAAGCACTCATCCTTCCAAGCTAAAACATTTTCTAGCTTATAGGAACTGTAGCCAACATGATAATAATCCTCTCCGATTTCCTTGTACTTGATTTCGTAATATGGCTTTTTTTCTATCATTGTTACGATAATATCTAAGCAGGAAACTTTAATGCGTTCCGTTTTGCTATCCCGTGCCGCAGTTCTTATACACTCAATCATGACTTTCCTCGCTTTCCATGTACGGCTCCGGCAGTGGCATCCAAGCCACTATCCTGTAACCAGGTATTCTTACTAAATCACACCGCCATTTTCCATCGGTTGTGTGTGCACTAGTTGTAACCGTTCGCCCGGCATCATCGGCCACTGTTACAATTACCTCGTCTGATTTTCTTTCAAACATCGCAGTGCTCCACTTTTTAGTCCCTTTAAATTTTATGAACATGCTATCATGTTCCTCCGGCAGCCTCTCACTACATGGAATCCATCCGCTTTCCTGTTCCAAAATCCTGTTTACCTCTTCCTCTGAAATCACTTTCGTTAGTGGAGAATATCCGCAGGCTTCTGTTGCTGCCTCAGATATATAGTTTTTAATCCTGCTTATTTTCATTCTGATCCTCACTTTCCGGCAACATAGCATATTTATAGCTACTCATTTTACCGTCGTATGTGCTCCATGACGTTTTTCCGTAATCCCATGTATAAACCGTTTCATCTTCATATTTTGCAAAATGTTCTTTGCTCCACGCAAAAAGTTCAGAATCTCTGACCAAAATCGGTGTATCGACTGGAACTTCGCTCCAATCAACATACTGGCTGTTCGCCCATTCTTTTGCTTTTTCTCTGCAACGACCAGCATTTCTAATGTCATTATCGCAAAAATCGCATTTATCGCAGACTCCCCTGCATTTTTCCAGTTTCCCATTAATTAACGCAATATTGCATCCATCACACGCAATATTTAAAATCTCTTCCGCATATTTTTCTCTATTCAGCATTTTCCTGCTCCTTTCCGATCCTGTTCACAAGCTGTTCTGACCTCGTATAAGCCTTATCCAACAGTTCCAAGTATTCACTAAAGGAAATCTGCGCCTTTTCGGATAACTCACTCGGATAACGATCTAACAAAGCCTTAATGCACTGTTTCATGTCTCCAAAATATCCGATTGTTCGAACGCTTTCTTTTTCATTGCCGTCCTTATCCTGTCCGGCATATCTCTGTCTCAGGGTGTGATTCAGAGAATCAATCTCCACAAAATATCCATCCTGCAGTTCCACAGCTAACTTGTCCATCAACCAATCCTCCTATATTTCATACGTCTTTCCAATAAACCGCTTATCAATGTACTTACATTCCCATTCCAGTACACTTGCGATCCCTGTCATGGTTTCATATCCGGTAGCAAGGCAGTTAATCAAATATCTGATTCTCTCATAAACCTGTCTGATCTGATTTCCCGAAAATTTAAACTGCGTTTTAAGGCAGACACCCAACATAGCAAAATAATTAAATACCTGTGCCAGTAAAAACTTATTTGCCTGTATCATGCAGTTCGGTGCAATCTTTCTCTCTACCAGATAAAAGCTCTCACGATACGGAATCTTATTAGTTTCCTCTCGCACGTCAATCTTGCATTTATCTTTCAGATAAAAACCAAGTTCCTCGCCTGTCGTTCCATCCTTTGCATTCTCCACATATGCATCAATAGTCTGCTCAACCTTTATGATTCTTTTGTGTCCGAATCCGAACTTATCATGCAGTGCCTGATATGCCATCATACGGACGTTATAATAGGATTCCTCTATTAGATAATCCGCATTGCTTTGTGCCTTGGCGTGTCTCTGTATTCCGATCAGTTCACTCTTGGAATATCCAAGTGGCTGCATCCGCTTTTTCTTTCTTGCCAGTGCATTACTCATTTGCTCTTCCATCTCCTCTCTACATCCTCAAAATGGCTAAATACAAGACTTTGAACATATTTTGATATATTTGTCCGTGCATATTTTTTAATTAGCATTTCCCCTGCTTCCATCATTCCTTGGAACCACTCATCTTCGTTATCAGCTTCATAAAACTGCTGCCGGAATTTATAATAGTCATTAAAAAACTGCCATTCTTCGGAACCTTTTTCAAATTTCTTACTTGCCATAATCATTCACCTTTTAATCAAATGGTGTGCTGCCACATACTTCTCGGAAACCGTCTTTCTGTCGCATCCGTGCTTGAATCTGTTCAATGGTTTCGGTTCGCTCGATAAATTCCATACGATCACCTTCAAACTGAACAACTTCTCTAAACGGTGTACCCTGTCGATTCTTTTCAACTTTCAAGCCTTTAAATTTTCTGTCTTCATCCAAATTCCACATAAGAATAATATTGGAAGCATCCTGCTCAATATCTCCGGATTCTCTTAATTCGGACATTGTAGGCTCTTTCGTTACATTCATTTCCGATACTCGGTTAAGCTGTGACAATAGGATGATCGGAACGTGAAGCTCTCTCGCAAGTGCTTTGAATTGCTTCGAAACTTCCCCGACTTCGGATGCACGATTATTGAACTTCCGGTTACACCGTACCAATTGCAGATAGTCAACTACGATCACGTCATATCTTTGATGCCTGCATTGCGTTCTCATTTCCTCAATAACATTTGTCTGATCGTCAATTGTGATCGGATATTCTTCAAGCTCATCATTTGCCTTGTCAAAGGCTTCTTTCTCTCCACCAAGAAAAGCCTTTGCCCTGCGAACTCTTGTCAGACCAATCTTTGACATTCTTGAAACAAACCTTTCATAAATCTGACTGTTGTTCATCTCCATGTTGTAGTAACAAGTGTTATAGCCTTTTCTTGCCATATTCTCGATTATTTGTGCCACAATAGCAGACTTACCAACTCCCGGTCTCGCGGCAACAACTGTAATGTCTCCGCCTTCAAGACCGCCAAGGCAATCGTCAAGATGGTAAAATCCTGTCTTTACCCTGTCCTCTCCCACATCATCATTGAAGTATTTATCTTTGTTCTCTGATACGATTTGCTTCATCAACTTAGATTTCTTCAACTGATTAACTTGGATTTCTTCAAGCCTTGTAAGAACTTCCGCGATCGAATTATCAATATCACATGGTCTAAGGCTCACTCTCTGGAAAAGGCTTTTCGTTTCCCTTGCCCGCCAATCCTTAATGACTGCATCCGCATAGTTTTTCATTGCTGTCGATAACGGAGTTGCGGCAATACATTCCTTAAGCTCCCCGGCAATCATTTCCGGCTCCCATTTGTGGTTTTCAAGTGACTGAGACAGTGAAACGACATTAATGTTTTCTCCACGATCATACATGGCAAGCATTTCAGCAAAAGCATCTTGGCAAAATTCAGAGCTGAACATTTCCGGCTTCAATTTGTTATAAACCTTGTACATGGAATCATTGTCAATCAATACACATCCGATCACTCCAATTTCTGCTTCCGTCAACTGCTCTCACCTCGCTTTCGTTTCTCAACTTGACGAATCCAGTAATCGCAATCCTCTTTCAGCCAGTCTCCGTATTTTGGTATGTAGCGATAATTCGTATCATCCGGATTCTTCTCTATATAGTCAGTAACATATGCCACTGTAGCCTCATATATCAGCTTTGCAACGGCTTTTCTGTTCGGTTCGATAACTTCTAAAATCTTGTCCATCCATGCTACCTTGGCAGACGTTAACGACGTTTTCTTTGGATATGCATTGATCGTGTATTCCCATCCCCATTCCGCGTCAAAGTCCAAATCAAGTATGCTTTCTTTTGTATTTTCTTTCTCTATCTCTATATCTGTATCTATATCTTTCTCTATATCTATCTCTACATTGCAATTTTGTTGCAAAATGTTGCACTCCGTTGTTCCACTGTTGCATTGCAACGCTTTTTGTGCATTTTCCCTAGATTTCCGACTTCTACGAGTGCTTGCCGTCTCGCTTCCTAAGTTATCTTGCACAAAAGGCATAAGATACTCTATATTGTCGGCTGTCTGGATCAATCCGCAGGAAAGAAGATACTGAATCGTAACTTGAACGTTGATTTCGTCCTCATCAATATCCAAAGCAATCTCTTTGTAAAATTCATCTTCCAATCCGGAATATTCCAGATAGCCACCTTTTTTCAACGACAACAACTGCATCTTAAGATAGATGATCGTATATGTATCGCCACCGGCCATCTTTCGGAGTTTCTTGATTCGTTTACTATCAAAAAAATCATCCATCAGCTTAAGCCAGTAATACCGCTTATTCTCCGCCATTTTCACTACCTCCAAGCAATTCAATAACCTTTGCCCCAGCATCTTCCGGGCGACAAAATACGAACTCAACGCCATACTTAAGTTGCATTGTCAACATAGCTTTTGCCAATACCTTGCCAGATGTCGGCTTTGTTTTCGGTAGCGATACATTCAGCAATTTTCCAAGTGTGTGCATATATGCAATATTGTTATACCGGTCTACTCGAGGATTATGCCATGTAAATACATCATTGACGGAATACACCTTGTCTGTATTTTCAATAAGCACATATAGCTTAATTCCGTTGTTCTGCGCCAAAATACACTCGTCACGGAATCTCGGATGTGCTTTTCCGCAGATATTCCCTGCAATTTCCTGCATGTCCTTTTTCGTGTCAACGGAAACATCATATGTGCCAAGAAAATCCATCTTTTTAAGTTCCATTTTTCTAGCTGATTTTCTATGGATAACATCCGCTACCTTGTCTGTGGCAATTATGTAATCTCCAACCGGCAATGGTGCACGCAAGACTTCCATATCGTGGCTTTTGAAATATCTATTCTTAAGGATATGTAAGCCCTCTTTCTGTCCTTTATCCTCAATTATTAACACGTATTCTCCTTTCTGGCGGTCACTTTCGGCAACCGCCAAAGGTATCTCATGGCTTTCAATTTAGTTTTTTGTGATATATTAAATTCCTTGCCAAAACATCAGATACCGCATAAATTGGTTTCTTTTATGCTTTCACATTGGTGTTTCAACCTATCAAAACGGGCAAAGGTTCATATCAACCTCTAATCCTTTTTCCGCTATATAAACATCCGCTCCATATTTAACTGTTTCTTCT